TTTGGTTAAGTTTTGAGCGAAAAAATCTCACTATTTTCCTTTTTAAATGTATTATTTTTATAATCCCACCATCTATCTATCACACCATATTTTCTACAATTATCACAAAAAATTGGCTCTCCGAATTTTTTATATCCAAAAGCAATAACATATTCAGTATTACAATTTTGACAATAAAATCGTTTAAGTTCTCTTTTAATTTTCTTTTCTTTCTTCATAGGTTTATTTTAATATCAAATAAATAGTTATCATTAAAACCACCGCCAACAATCCAGTAATCAATCCAAATCTCCAATTATCATAAGAACTTGTGTATTCTTCTTTCATATCTCTATTTTAACAATTGCTTAATTTTCTTTGCCAAATCTTTTCCGCTAATACAAGTAAATTCACAATCTTTTTTCTGGTCATAAATTGATTTCCAGTTTTTAAAACAGAATCCCTCTATCCACTTTATCTTCTCTAATAATTCTTTTTTTTGGGCTTCTAATTTGTCTTGAAATATCTTCTGACATTCTCTACAATCCGCAAAATGCTCTTGGGCTTCTATGTGTTCCATTTGTTTCATTCGTTTTTCTTCTTTAGTCATAGGTTTATTTAGGGTTTTGGTTAAGATTGACACCGTGAAAATTATCTACTCTAATCCATTGTCCGCTATCTAATTGAACAAAACAACCGCCAGCCCAGAAATTATATTTACAAGGTAGCTCAACTTCCTCTCCAAAATTAGGACACAAAATAAATCTGTCCATTAAATACACACTAAAAATTAACAACGATATAATCCCAATTATTATCCCTATTCCCATTGTAAGAATCCTAAAATCACTCATCATTTTTTTTCATAAATTATCTAAAATCTGCTTTAATACATTTTACTCCTAATTCTTTATCTATTAGCCGAGCCAACTCCTCTAACTTCTCAAATACTTCTTCAAAATCCTTTTTAGTTGCTTTTTCTTCAAATCCGTGTCCTAAGTATAAACATCTATCCTGAAGCCATTTAGCAAGTTTTCCTATTTTTTTTCTTTTAAATTGAGGCGGGATTTCTAACTCATAAAAATGGTCAGAAGCACCATTAAACCATAAATCCATCACCATTTGTTCTATTTCTTTTGGTGTTTTTTTCTTAAACACTTCTTTATAGTCTTCCATATCTTTAAAAGCTCTCCACCAATGTTTGCTGAATAAAATCAGATTATAAATAAATCCTTTTCCAAATTCACTTTTTTCTTCTTTAGTCATAGGGTTGTTTAGGGTTTTAGTTTAGATATTTTCTGACTAATTCTGTAAATTTATCAGCAAAAATTCCATTATGTTTCTCACCAGTAATAGCGTGAGCCAGTTCGTGAAGAAACATTGGCAAATCATCTTTATATTTTTTATCCAGCCAAATTTCTTTTTTATCAAATAATGTCAACCCACCTCCACTATGAGTTATTTTTATTTTCCAATCTTGTAATCCTTCCCTTTTTAATATTTCTTCTTTAGTCATAGTTTTATTTAGGGTTTAATGGTTATCCCTTGTCCTAAAAATTCTCGCCCATACCAACTCTATTGCTTCTCTCCCTTCTGGATATTTGATTATATTTTCACCAATTAAGAATAAAGTATTCTCACTCGCTTCTAACATCTGGCGATGTAAATCCTTACTATTTTTAAATGTTTTAAAAGGAAACCCAAATACTTCTTTGGTTGTTTTTAACTTATCAGGTTTAATTTCCTTTTCTTTCTTCATAGGTTTATTTAGGGTTAGAGGGTATATTATATTCAATAATTTTTCTTACTCTCTCCAAATCGGTTAACATACCCCCGCAATACTGACATTTATACATTCCAAAATCATAAAACCAAGCACTTTCTATATCACAATTACAAATCTTATGACGCCCACTATTTAATAAACGAATATGCTCGTTTAATCTTTTTTTAATTTTCTCTTCTCTCTTCATATCCCTATTTTAATAATTGCTTAAATTAGTAATTCTTGTCTCAACCTTTGCCTTGCTATTTCACAATATTCTGGGTTTATTTCTATGCCTATAAAGTTTCTTTTTAAATGTTTAGCCGCCACTGCTATTGTTCCTGTTCCTATAAATAAATCTAATATCAAATCATTTTCTTTACTATTCTCTGAAATCAATCTCTCTATTAACTTAATTGGTTTTTGAGATGGATGTTTCCAAAAAATATCTCTTGTATAATTTGCCGCTACTTCCGAATTTATTAAATAGTAGTTATAAACTTTGTATTCTTTATTTCCATTTCTCTCAAAAATTCGTTCATACATAGAACCAACTCCACATTTTTTATCCCAAATATGTATTGCCGTATAATCAAGAGGAAAATCTACTTTTGCTGACCAAAATATCAGTTGCTTACACTTAAATCTTTTTAACGGTTCTAATAATCCTTTTTTTATAACTATAAATCTCTTTATGATAGTCAGGATATGGTGGGTCTGTCAAAACTAAATTCACACTCTTATCAGGTATATCTTTCATTACTTCTAAACAATCTCCACATATTATTTTATTTACAAAGTCATCTGGATATTTCATATCTCTTTTAATAATTACTTAATAGTTCTTTTCTTCTTTCATAAATTATCTAAAACCAATCTTCCACAATTTCCCCTTCAACTATTTGTCCCTCTTTTAACCTCACTCTTACTTTCCTGCCCAATTTTAACTCTTCCTTTTCTTCTCTCTCTACCTTTGGATTGCTACATAAAAGTTCGTAATCTTCTCCAAGTTCTATCTTTTCTACTTTTTTCTGATTTTGGTTTGAAGTAATAGAAACCACCACCAGAAAGTCTTAATTGCCCGTAAACCCAAGTGTTGCCCCAAACCCGAGCATTATCATAAACCTGAGTATTATCATAAACCCAGAGCATCGTCATAAACTAAAGCATCGCCGTGAACCCAAGCGTTATCAAAAATACAAGCAACGCCGTGAACCCAAGCATTATCAAAAATACAAGCATTATCATAAACCCGAGCATCGTCAAAGACCCGAGCATTGTCAAAGACACAAGCATTATCATAAACCCAGCAATTTCCCTCGTGCGACAAGTTTTCCTCTTTCTCTATAAATCCGCCTTTATCTCCTTTCTTTACATCTCCAAAGTCTCTTAACGCTTCTATTCGGTAGAGTGTAGTTCCCGATATTTCCTTCTTCTCTTTTGTTAGTTTATATTTTCTCATATTATTTACGATTAGTATTTATAACCCCAACTTTTTTACTAATTACTTATAAATCTCAACCTCTTTCTTTTGTTTTCCAAATTCTATTGCCTCTTTCTCGCTAAACATTAACAAATCAAAACGGCCGTCATACTTCTTGCTTGTCCTGTCCTCGCAAACATACCACTTCCCGTCTATTCTAACCACAGTTCCAAACTCCAGTTCCCTTGGGCAAGCCACCGATCCCTCGTAAACCCTCTTACCACTTGCCATTATGTCCGGGTTCTGTCCGCACTGTTCTTTGGTCGGGTTATAGGCTGTTACAGTAGCCAATGTCTGAATATGAGGGATTAGAGGGAGATTAGGGGCTTTCACAAAACACTCCTCCAATCTGGTTTCTGGCTGGGAAATTTCTCTAGGAGACCAATTTATTATCAAATATAAGCCCAAAGCCAGCAGTATTCCTGTTATAATTCCCAAAAGATAAAAATCAAATTTGCTGAATCTTCTCATAAAAATCCAGTAATGTCTTTTTTATATTTTCCCACCTTTTCGAAGAAGGGACATATTTATAAAATTTAAGAGAAAAAGGAGTTTCAAATCTTCCAAGATATACAGGTTTCTTAAATGCCTGAAATTCCGCTTCAAGTTGAGGCTTATATCTCTCCGGAATTTCTCCATCCCACCTGAATACATATTTGGTTTCAACAATCTTATCTGGAAAGACAAAATCGGGTTTTACTACCAGTGAGACTTCATCTGAAATTTTTAAGATTTTCTTTTCTTGTTTTGGAATTAAATTGATTTCCAATAATTCATCTAGTTTGGATTCTTTAAGAGTTTCTTCCAATTTCGCCTTTAATTCTGTAATCTTATTTCTATCTTTCATCTCTGGCAAAATCCCCCTTTCCAAAAATATTTTTGAAAGATATTCCTCATAAGCGATTCCCGAACTAATTTTTCTGCATCCAGATAAATCGATTGGGTCGTTTTTAAAGAAATCTTCTGGCTTCAAATATCCTTTCTGAATAGCGAAAATTTCACTAGCCCAAAATCTGCCAAGGATACGAGGATGAGGATTACTATTTATAAAATCTTTTAGTATAGTTTTGAATTTCATTTTTCATACTCCATTATAGCATTTTTACTAAGCCCCTGTCAAGCTATTCCAACTACAATCATCAAAAAGGCAATCATAGCACCCAAAGTAGAGAGAATAATTACATCAACCCAATCAAACGTAAAACTATCTCTTTCTATTTTATGCCTGCACAAAGCCAACACCCAACCTATCCATAAAGTCAAGATAAAATAGAACCACCACATGGTTACTCTTTATTTTTGTAATAACTTTTAACTGCTTTGCTAATAAGATAAATAGCAAAGACAAATGCTACAAGACCGAGAAAGGACAAGACAAAACCTTTTAGGATATAGAGCCACATAAGAGGCTTTAAAATCTGAACTATTTCTATAGCTGTTTGGCTATCTATATTAAGATTTAGGGTCTTGATAGTTTCTACTATTTGTTGAATTGCTTCTGGATTCATGATTCTTTAATTTATTAGTTTTTTCTTGATGACAGGAAATACACATCCCATATTTTTTCTTTTCCCACCATGTCATAATTGTTTTGCATTTGGGACAATCAAATATAATTTTTTTCTCTCTTGCTTCTTTTTCTGTTAGTTTTTCAATGACATAATTAGGGGCTTCATAGTAATCTAATCCATCATCATATCCGCAAATATGACAATGCTTTCTCCAAATTAATGAAGAAGGTGCAGAATAAACTTCGATGTCCGCTCCGCATTTGGGACATTTTTCTATCCATGTTGTTCTATCTCCCATAATTGAGTTAGCCATCCCTTATCCCTTAAACAGGATAAGGGATGGCATGAAACTTATTCTTCTTCAGGAACACTTTCAGGAGTTTCTTCGGATTCTTCTGTTCCCTCTGTTGATTCTTCCTCTGTTTCTTCTGTCGTTTCTTCTTCTGTTTTTTCTTCTGTATCTTCTGTTTTCTCTTCTGTATCTCCTGTTTCTTCTTCAGTAGTTTCCTTTTTTTCTTCTTCGTTCATGATTTTATTTTTAGTTGGTTTATTCGACCTTTAATTCTTAATTAGACATTTTTCTTCCTGTTTAAAACATTCAGAAACACATTGTTCTCTGACTTCTTGGCAATTGCCTTCATTCTTTCTTACCTCTATTACAGTAGTTATAATAATAGTTGCCAAAATTCCAATTATGGCAATTATAATCAATAATTCGACTAAAGTAAAAGCTTTCCTCATGTTATTTGTCAATACCCACAAAGGGTGTAGCACCGCCCCAGAATTGGGGCATTTTTCCATCCCATTTTTCAATATACCGAAGCTCGACAACTTTAGGATTTGACATTAATGCTTCAGCTTCTATTTTAATAGCTTTTGCTTTGCCCTGTGCCGCTGTTATCATCTGCTCTTTCTCAATCTTGATTCTTTCTAAATCTCTGTCAGCTTTTAATTTCAATTGTTCGGCGGTGATTTTAGCTTCAATTGCTTCATTAAATGCCTTTGAGAAATCAAAGTCAATAATATTGAATTCATCCACCATAATTCCTCTATCCGATAATCTTTCCGTTAAGTTCATCTTTGTGGCTTCTTTTACTTCCTCTCTGCGGGTAATCAGTTCTTCGGCTGTGTATTGAGCTGTTGTCGCTTTCATTGCTTCTTGAATAGCTGGTGCTATAATTCTTGCATTATAGTTTACTCCCACTTCTTGCCATAATCTGTTAACTGAGTTTGGATCAATATGGTAATTTAAAGCAATTGTAGAAGTGACTATCTGTAAGTCTTTAGAAGCAGCACTGGCGGATACCTCGTCTTTTTGGATTTTGACATCTACTTTTCTTACTGACTGGACAAAAGGAATCTTGAGATAAAATCCTTCATCGAAAATCTTATCCTGAACAGCACCAAACTGGAGTAATACTCCTCTTTCGCCAGCACCGATAGTGCCCCACGCACCAAAGAACAACACGATTAAGACCATTAGTAAAACTAAGTGACCAATTAGTTTTCCCCATCTCAACCTTTGAATTCCATTTTCGTCTCTTTCCGTCACATAATTAAACATTTTCATAATTTTTTTTATTTAATTTTTTTGTTTTATTCGACCTTTAATTTCTGCATAATTACCAGGTTGTATCTGTTGTATTTCTTTCATCCAACTTAGAGTTTACTTCTCCAAGCTTATTTTCATTTAAGCTTTCCTTTTCTTTTCTTTTTCTTTCCATTTCTCTTCTTTTTTTATACCTTTCGTAAATCTTTTTCATTCCCTTTTTATAGCAAGCCTCAGAACAGTATTTTATTTTTCCTGCAGGCAGGGGATTTCCACAGATAATACAATTCCCTTTCGTCTTCATTTTTTCTCTTGGATAAGCACCTGTCTTGTATTCCCGATAATAAAGACCTCTGAGAACTTTAGTAATCTCTTCTGTACTTCCTTCTATTTCCACTTCTCTGGGAAAACCTTCTTTTTTAATTGTTATTTTAAGCATATTTTTTTTTATTTAATTTTCATTTTCGACCTTTATTTATTGTCTTTTTTTTTCAGAAAATTGAGATAATGTCCGTAAAATAATTTTAAGATATGATTTAAGTCGAATCTCGAGTGAATTCAAGATTGCTGCCCCGCTAGCAAAAATAGCTACTAAAAGGTAGGTGTCAATTCCAGCATGAAAAACATATTTTAAGATTATACTAATAGGAATAAATGTAGCAAAGAAAAAAATAGTGTAAGAAAACAGCATATTATTTTTTTCTGTAGTTTTGTAATTCATAAAGTAATCTTCCAAAATGTTTTCTATTTATTATTATGTAATTTTCGCCCCAAGGTTTTGAAAGTTCAAGAAAATATAATTTGCCTTGTGCTTCATCCTTTAATTTATTCATTTCCCTTTCTAATTTTTTGGGAACCGCAGTTTTTCCGCTTTTAATATCTACTATAAAATCTTTTAAAATGGAATTTCCTAAATCAATTAAATCTCCTGGCCAATCTATGAAAGCTCCAGAACGTGGAGTACGCCTAATATTTGAATTTAGTTTCTTGCTCCAAAACTTAGCTGATTCAGTTTCTGCTAATGCTCCTTTCCTTTTATTTTGTTTACCTATTTTTCTTCTGTCTATCATTTTTATTTTACCTTTATTTTGATTACCTAGATTTTTTCTTTTTAATTTTAATATCAATACTAAATCTTTTAAGTTCTATCAATGGTTCTAATAATAATTCTTTTGGGTCTTTTATATTTAAGTCATCTAAATCAGGAAAACCAAATTCCATTTTAAAGTTCTCTACTGTATATTCTGCATTTCTCACTTTAAACAAATTAATATTCCATTTATCCTTTTTTTTCTTTGTTTTCTTTTTTTTCATATTTTTCTCATACATATGTTTAGACCACCACTGATAATAGTGAGTATTACACAAACCACGGGATTTGGCTGGCTTGTTACATTTTTTACATTTCTTAGTTTTCACCAAACTGATTTCCTTTTAATTTAGTTTTTGATAAATTTAATTAAATATTTCATTTTCAACTTCCTTCTTGAATGAACCAACTATTTTCTTCCAGTCTCCAATTCCCGCATTGCATCTCATATTAGAATCTATTACTGTCTTCTTTTCAAACTCCTCTGCAAAAAGTCTTTTAACATTTACACAGAAATCTGGTTCTGACCTGAGTTGAAAAATCAAGGGCTTGGCAGGAGATTCTAAGATTATTGCCCAATTAAGTTTTTTCAGATAAGGGGTTACTAAAAGATCGTCTGGATGTTTTTCTTTCATAAGTTCATGTTCTATTTCTTTTGCCTTAAATTCTATTTCTGGTGAAACTACTAATAGAAATTTTTGTTTCTTGAATTCTTTTAGAGGAATTAAATTCTGTTTAAGTAATAGAATTTTTGCTCTTTTCAGACTAGCTTTTGTTAAATCAGTAAAAAGTATGTTTTTGTAAATTCTTCCTCTAGGTGAACTAAAATGAAATCCAAATAGGGGTTTGCCATCACCTCCGATTAATTTGCCACTCTTATTAATTGCTATTCTGGGCTTAAATTCAAAAGTTTCATCATCCCATTTCTCACTATACTTCCAAAAACCATCGGTTCCCAATGGTGAATATGATTGGTCCATTAAAGAAAATACCAACTTAGAAGGAAATTCTATCACTTCTCGGATTAGGTTTTTACATTTGATTTTTGTAACTTTCATCTCCTCTTTATCTTTGAAAGCACTTTCGGGCACAATAAAATAATAGTCCCAATCCCTATTCTCGATAATATATTCGTGTTCAGAAAGCGAGAAATATCTTTCCGAAGAATTCGAACTTTTTATAAGATTAGCAACTTTAAGATATAACTTATCTTTTGGAGTTGCTTTGTATGTCTTTCTTATCCAATTCTCTAGTTTTAGTAGAGGATTATTTTTAGATTTTTGCTTTGGTTTCTTCATCTTAATATTATTTTATGACCTATTATCAGTTATTTTTTTTCGAATTTGACTAATTCCGTGATTGCACCCATTAAGATATTAAACTGTCCTATTGTCAACCTTTATTTATTAACTTAAAGAATACATTAGCAAAATGATCAATTAAATGTTCAGTTTTTTCACTGACTTCTCTCTCGCTGATATAACGTTCTTTAGTTATTTCTTTCAATCCTGCAACTGGAATATGACAAAGTTCATGAATTACTGCTTGTTCAAGTTGCTTGAAATTCTTTTTTTGGTATTTATTCAGTGCCTTTTCTGTCCAATGCAAAAATGCTCGTTTATACGGATATAATATTTCTATTTGAAAACCAGTCCGGGGATCATCAGCAATGCTTGCTCTCGAATCAACCAAAATCCAATAAGAATCCACTCCTAATAATGGAGAGTATTTAAGTATGAGTTTCTCTAGATATTTAACAAATGATTTTTCTTTATTAAACATATTTTATATCGGATTCAGTTATTTATAATGAGAACCTAATTTATTTAAACCTTTTTTAGATAAATTTTTATAAAACATAATTTGAACCTGGGTTCATTTCTTTAATATTTCTTTAATTTGGGTTTTAAGGTATTGACGTCTTAAATTAGAACCATAATTTCTTAATTTTTCTTTTTTCAATTCTTCATTGCTAAAAAGCATTTTTGCATTTTTAGGAAGTTTTCGTTCTTTTCCAACTAATTCTTCTAGTAATTCGGTTATTTCTTTGGTAAGAAATTTTCCCGCTTCTATCGGATGATTTTTAGCCTCTTCCTTTGTATACCATTCGGGAGGCCAATCGTGAGTAAATCTTCTATAATACTCTTTTAAAATGTCATTTAGCGTTTTCATAAAATTTTTCCATCTTTGGGCTTTGTTAAACTTCTCTCTCCACAAATAGTACAACGATAGTACGAAATAAATTTCCAAGTGTGGATATGCTTACCTAAGTCTTCCATAGAAGTTAAGCCTGCCTTTAATGATTTTATTTCTTGATCCAAATGACTTCTAGTGAGAATTTTTGCCTTTTCCACCAATTCCTTAACATTTTTTTTGTTTACAACTGGCAGAAGACTTCTTAAAGAAGTCCAGTGAGTATCTGAAAGTTCTTCAGGCTTGTATTTATACTCTTCTACAAAGACTGAATATATCTGTATCAGGTAGTATGCTTTCCTCAAATCAATTCCACGTGAGTTTACATACATCTCAAAGTTCTCAAATTCAGGACTCTTACCAAGATACTTATAAAGGTTATTTTCCTTGATTTTTTTTAATATTTTTCCTTGATATAAGTATGAAATAGAACCAATTCTTCGCCATTTTGCGAGTTCATCATCTGATTTTTGGGCTAATTGATTCTTTTGTTTTAAACTTAATCCTCTTTTCTTCATTATACTGAGTTCAATATGTTTCCTTTAATATTTCATTCACCTTTCTCACTACTTTCTTGACTGTTTTGTTTTCAATATCATAATTAGCTATGCATTTTAAATTATCTTCTCCTTTGGAATAATCATAGACAGAAATACTCCCTTCAGAAATTTCAATCGAGATATTTTTTGGCAGGAGTTTGTTTGCTTCTTCTTCAATTTCCCGATATAGAACCCGCTCGTTCTCTCTTTCTATCTTTCTCAGATATTTTCGGGCAACTTCTAAAAATGTCTTTCCTTCAACCTCGACTTCCCGAATATAGCCATGATGGAAAATATACCACTTGTCATCCCAGAAATCATAACTTATGATGAAACCTCCATCCTTACTTTTATGATGGTCGGAACAGATAATGTCCATGATTTTCTTTGGAAAAGTTGCCTTTATAAGATTTTCAGGATGACAGTTCCTAAATTCCTCTTTAATCCATTTATCAATATCGCTTTCTTCAATTTCCGAAACTATGAAATTTTTTTCATCGATTAATTTTCTCATAAATTCTTATATTTTTATTTTTTTATCTTTTCTTTTCTAGCCATTGGACTTGACCTTAGTCTCTTTTAGTCTTAATATCAAAGTAAGTGGAATACAGCTTGGTTTTCAGTTCTCTTTCAGCTCTAATAAATTCTCTGGCATCCACTTGCAGATTTTTGGAATTATTCTTATCAAAATAAAAAGCCTGAGCTAATCTGTTAATCTCAGGATTGGATTCAAAAACAAAGGTTTTTCTTTTGGAATGATTCTCAATATCAAGCAATCTAAAACCTTTAGCAATAAGAAAGGCCGATAATGGGAAATCCTTAGTTTTAAAGTTTTCCATATTCATATCAATCTATTATACATCCATTATAGCATTTTATCTAAAGTTATGTCAATAGCTAACGAAAAAAATAGGACTCATCCAGGAAGACCTTCAGCAAAAGAGGATGAGGAAATCCAAGAAAGATATATCAAAATTTGGTCTGACCATTTCTTCAGGAAGAAGCCCATTTGGCAATTGGAAAAAGATTATGGCTTTTCTAAAAAGACCATCAAGAAAGCAATTACTTTTGTCAACAAAGAATTTATTTCTTTGCCCAATAAGATTATTTTGAAAGGGGCTATCTTTTCTATTAGTGAAAGGATTAAGAAATTAACTGAACAATTGGAAAAGGAATATAAAAAAAATGAGCCTTCTGTTAGAAATATAAAAGAGTTAAATTCCGAGATTAGAAATGATGAGATTGAACTGAATAAATTGAAATCGATATATCAGGAAAAATATTCGGTCACATTAGAAGGTGGAGAATCTGTTAAAAAGATTTTGGAGGTCTTAAATAAGCAAAGTTAGATTAAAAATATGACTAAAACAAAAAGAGGAATACCTCGTAGAGACGGAAGTGGAAGAGGGATAAGAGCAAATCGAGGGCGTGGCGGATGTAGCCCCACTCGAAGAACTGGTAAAGGACGAAACAGGAGATAATTGAACCCAGGTTCAATGAAAAATATAGATTTAAAAACCAAAGTTAAGATATTGAGTGAAGCTCAAAAGAGCTTTTATTTTTTTACAACAAAAATATTTGCTGAAAGTTTTACCAATTTCACTGGCGGGTCCTATATCAAAGAATGTTGTGATTATCTTCAGAAATATGATAGAACAATGAGGGTCGCTGCCAGAAGCCATTTTAAAAGTACAAGTTTCTACTCTTATGTTCTCTTTAAAATAATGTTCCAAGGCTTTAAGCAAGATTTGAGCATCAGATATTATTCATTTAATGATAGATTAGCTGGTTGGCATATTCAGCAAATTAAAAGTTTGATAGATAAAAATCCTTATTTCGAAGAACTTAAAAATTTGAAACCTTTAGCGGAGAATGTTGCTGCTTATACTTGGGATGGAAAACACGTGATAAGGATCAGACCTTCTGGAATAATCTCATTTACAAGGGGAGCAAAGGATAACATAATTTTATGCGATGATTTATTTTCAGACCCTTCTAATCCGATTCATCCAACTCTAACTCTAAAAATCTCAGATATATTTAGGAGTGTTATTTTGGAAGCACTCAAACCTGGAGGTGAAATTCATGTCGCTGGGTCCACCATCTCCCGTGCTGATATTTATTTTGATCCTGAAATCCAAAAAGAATTTCATGTTCGTTTTTACCCAGGAATTACCAGAGATAAAGAAGGAAATGAAGTTCCGACTTGGCCCGAGTTTTATACCTTGGAACAATTAAAAGCGAAAATCCCAGTTATGGGGGAAAAGGCTTTTTCAGCAGAAGTGCAATGTAATCCGTATTATTCAACTGATAGTTATTTTAAGAAAGAAAAGTTGAGAAAGGAGATAGTCAATGAGAGTTTGAGAAATATCCCGATAATCGAAGGTTTTAAAACAGACAACTTGGTTGTAGCTGGTTGGGATTTGGGAAAGAAAAAACATCCAAGCGTCTTGAATGTTTTTGAAATCAGGAAAGGAAAAGCCATACACATTCACAGAAAGAGTGTGAGAAATTGGGGCTATTATTCTGGCGAAACATATGACCCTCTCAAACCAACTCAGTTGGAATATGTCAAAGAAGCTATAAGGGTTTTTGGAATTGATTATGTCTTTTATGACAGTACCAGAGGAGAATTGGAAGGAGCCAGTGATTTAGGACTCTTGTCTCCTCAATTTGTCCCTGTGGTTTTTACTTCCAAGAAAAGAGTTCAGATGGCTACTGATTTCGGAAAGGTAGTTTTGAACCGACAATTGGAACTTCTTAATGATGAAGAAATGCTGACTTCCATATGTTCTGTTACTAATGATTTAGTGAGTATGGAAACTGGGACTCAGCATTCGGATGATTTTTGGTCAGTAGCTTTGGCTCTACAGGGTTTTAATAAAATGGGTGCTTCGGAAGGAAAAGACAGGGAAGTTAGCGTCGGCGGAGGTTCTATGTTTGAAGAAGGAAAAAAGATTCCGAAAGGTTGGTGATTATTTATTAGCCTGAAAAAATGCCTCAGCAAAACCAGATGGAGTTATAGCCCTTCTTTCTGCTCGTGTTAATTTTCCATAATATTCTGGATGTATCTCTCTCGTTTTTAATCTGTCAAATTTCATATATTTTGCTAAAGGTTGACTATGAGTTTTAGATAATTCTTTTAATCTTTTAGACAATTTTGTTGGTTTTTTTTTCGGAATATTGAAATAACCCCACAAAGAAGTATGTTTTTGATATTCATCACCAAAATCATAAGGGCAGAATTCAAAGACTGGCTTTCCAAGAAATCTTTTGAGTAATCCACTAGGGTTTTCTAATGCCCAAAACTTTAGTGTAGTTTCTTTTGCATAAGGACTCTTTAAATCATATTGACATTCCCAAATTATTTTTAAACAAGCAATAACTATTTCCATTCCTTTTCTCAAGTTTCTAGGTTTACCAGTAGTTTTAGCAAAACTGAATTGCACACAGGGCGGAGCAGCCAATATCCCATAAACGTTTTTAGGTGGCTTATAAGTTCTAACATCATAATCAGGTAAGGTTATATTCCTCACATCATATCCTGCTTCTTTGTAGGGTCTGCTCCAAGCTCCTGTTCCCCCACATAAGTCAAGGATTATCTTTTTCTTATTCGCATTTGAACCTGGGTTCATAGATAATTACTTAAATAATTTTGTTTGTCTTAGATATGGTTCAATTCTTTTATTAGCCATTTTTACATATTCTTCTTTTATATCAATCCCTATAAAATTTCTATCTAATTTGAGAGCGACTATTCCTGTTGTTCCACTTCCTATAAATGGATCTAATATGATTCCTCTTTTAGGACAGCCAGCTTGGATTAAGGGAATAATTAAATCCTGTGGAAAGCTGGCATAGTGTTCCGAAGTATCTTTTTCTGAACAGTTGGTATTAACCAAGAGATAATCTGGCGGAACTGCCCCTTTGGGATTTAATTTAACCATTCTGGCAGGCATTCCAAAATATCTTTTATTGCCTTTATATTTTTTTCCCATGCTACTCGGATTTAATCCTAATGCGTTTCTACCTTGCTCATATTTAGCTCGCTTGATTGAAACTTCTTTGTGTGGTCTTCTTATAGCATCTAAATCAAAATGATATTTAGGCGATTTAGTAAAGAAAAAAATATACTCATGAGCTTTTTTCCATCTGTCTCGCACGCTTTCAGGCATTGCATTTTTCTTTATCCAGATCAAAGTATTCCTTAAATGCCAATTTCTATCTAGCATTCCTATTGCGAATCTGTGAGGAATGAGCATTAAAGATTTAGCTGGACATTGTTTCAATTTTCTTAATTTATTTATCTTTAATCTGCTTTTACCCGACAAAGTCCCAACATTGCTTCCTTGTTTTGGGGATTTTTTTTTGAATTCTTCATCTGTAATATTTCCATATCCAAATCCACCGCCAGAAAAAGTATCACCCAAATTTACAAAACAGGTTCCATCTTTCTTCAATACTCTTTTTATTTCATCAAAAATTACCCAAAGTTTAGCAAGATATTCTTGATAAGTTCTCTCCAACCCAATTTGTTTTTCAATTTGGTAGTCTCTTAGTAAATAATATGGTGGTGATGTAATAATTGAATCAATGCATTCTTCTGGAAATGTTTTTAATACTTCCAGTGTATCTCCTTGAATATTGGAGTTTATAAACCGCCTTATATTTTTTTCTGTATTATTTTGTGGTATTTTTTTTACAAATTCCATTCTTTTAAAAGAGAGGCAGAGTTTGAGCATCAATTCTTTGTTTCGCTATTCTACAATACTTCTTATTTTTTTCGATTCCTAAATAATTTCTTCTTAATCTTTTGCATGCAACTGCTGTAGTGCCCGAACCAAGAAAAGGATCAAGAACTATATCATTTTCATTGGAGTTATATCTTATGAAATGTTCTACCAATTCAACTGGTTTTTCTGTTGGATGCTCTGTTTTACCATAAATGGATTTATTACAAGTCATATACCAATTATACATATCTTTAACATAACCATAGTTTTTCAATTTACTTGCTCCTTTACTTCCTACCCAAATAAATTCTGTTGCGGAAATCCAATTGACTTTTTTAAATTGAGGTGCTGGGTTTTTCTTTACCCAAGTAAATATAGTTCTTGTCTTCAAACCATATTTCAAATCTAAATTCATCGCTAAATATCCAATTCTCTCCTTACTAAAAAATACATAGATCCAACTCTTCGGTTTTAGAATTCTTGCACACTCTTTAAACCATTCTTCTGTAAATTTCTTAAAATTTTTTTCTGACATATGATCCCAATCTCCAAAATCCAATTTGATATCCATATTTCTCTTCATTGAAGTTGCTCTCATTGATTTTCTTGATATACTTTTACCTTTTTGGCTTATATTATAAGGCGGATCAGTTATTATCAAATCAACAGAATTATCAGGAATCTTTGGTAAAATCTTTAAGCAATCTCCACATATTATTTTATTTTTAAATTCTTTAATACCCATATATTGAGAGGCAGAACTTTCATCTGTAATTGGTTTAAATAATTTTTGCCTCCTGCCCATAACTCCATTATATCATTTTTAGAACACCCTTGTCAACTCTTGACATCTCGCAAGAAAAAATGTTAAGATAGATAGTGAAGATAGTAGTTGCCTTACTTCTACGACTGAAAGGTTATGACTGCAAAGTTGTTTACGTTTCATATCGTGGCGGTTTGGCATCTGCTATCTCGCCAAATTAAATAATTCAAAATATAATCAAGGCTTGACACAAGTTTTTGAATAATGTAAGATGAGAATATGACAGCGACAAAAACATTTTTTAAATATAATTCAGAGCTCTGGGTTTTATTCCCCCAGATTCTTGTCGCTGTCAAGAAGCAAAAAGCCACCTTTTTTTGAGGTGGTTTTTTGTCATGTGAATCTCGCTTTGTATTAGATTATGGAGGAAAAAGAACAATTTGAAGTGAGAGATATGAGACCTAAGGGTTGGTATTGGACTGATGATAAGTTTCTTAATGGGTACGCTCGAATTTTGGGAACTACTTTCTCAATGATTTATATTAGTTTATGTAGATATGCTGATAAAAATCAAAAGGCATTTCCTGCTCAAAAAAAGATTGCTGAAGAATTAGCATTAAGTAGAGCAACAGTCAATGAAGGGATTAAAGTTTTAAGATATTTCGGACTCATAAAACAAAAGAGAATAGGAAAACAATGCACGAATAGATATTGGCTTTTGGGTAAAAAACATTGGAGAACTGATTTTAGCGAACTGAAAGAACTTAAAAAGAAATTCAAAAATATGAGCGAAAGTGAAGTAAAAGAGTTTTACAACACTTACAAAGGTGATGTAAAAGAGTTAAAACTCACGAGTATAAGAGTTTTACATCACGGGTTAAACAGTTTTACTTCTAATAGTAAGGAAACACAAAAGAAAGGAAACACAAAAGAAAGGAATGTTGCGACTAAGTCACAACTCAAAGAATTTTCTTTTAAATCTAAATTAGAAGAAATGAAAAAAGATAAAAAGAGACATATCCAAATTATTGCTCTTTATTGGGAATATAAAAATTTTCAGTTTGCTAATCAGCAACAATATCAAGCCGCTCTTAAAAGAGAGTTAAGACCAGCAAAAGCTCTTATTGGTTATCCAGATGAGGAAATAGTAGCTGTGATGGATTGGTTGTGCGACAATGTAAACTTTCCGTGGAAATTAGAAACAATTCATAAATTTATTGATGAGAATCTTGATGAATTAGAGCCATTTAATAATAAAGGTCGAAATAATTATTAAATTTAATAAAATTATGACATTTGAACAGATTTCAAAAACATCGGAATCAAAAGGAGGTTTTGGGTATTTAAGTTTTCAGGAGATGCTGAAAAATAGTCCCAAAGCAAAACAAGGAATTAAAGATTTCAGAGAAAGAACAGTTCCAAAATCCAAATCAATAGAGCCAGTTTTTGTAAAGAAATTAGTAAGCTACCGAGATTGGGATAGAATTTATTCGCAAAACAATACTTATTGTAATTTAGGAACTGAAGGAGTAGGAAAAGGAAAGAAGGTTAAAATTGGTTTTCTAACAACTTATATTCCACAAGATTGTGAGCTTTGCACTGATAAAGAACTTATGCAAATTGATGATTATCGGAGAGCTCACAATATTTTTCCGACTCCATTAGAAAAAATATCTAAGAAGATTATGTTAGAACAAAGACAAGAGATACTATAAAAGAAAAGAGGAGAGTTTTTAATTCTCCTCGTAAAGAAATTTCTTATTACCGGCATTTTACCAGCCTAACTTGGGTTGTAATTAAGACGAAAATAGGCGAACCAATATTACAAAAAAACCTCAGCAAATGCTGGGATTTTGTTTTGCATAGTTGGGTTCATTTCCTAATGTTTATGATAAAACCTCCTTAACCTGCTCGGTCTCGGGCGGGTATAAATATTAAGACCGAGCAGGTATTATTCCATTTTATCAAACTGAAAAACTTGTGTCAAGGATTTTGAACCCAGGTTCAAAATTTCACTCGGATTATTTGTTATTCTGAGTTTTTTTCACAAAAGAATGTCCACAATGATAACAAGTCAAGGCTGTTTCTTTTACTTTCATTTTACATTTTGGGCATTCTTTCAATTTACTTACTATCAGATAATAGATAATTGTGAAAATTCCAAAGAACACAGCTGAAACTATTGCCAAACCCACACTTCTTTCTTTATACTTAGCTAAAAGAGCTGAAATCACAATTATTGTAATTGCTATGATCGCAAAAGTCATAATTTTAAGTTATTTTGTTTTTTGACCTTTAGTTATTCAATCCTTTAGAGATAATTCTCCCTATCACTTCTTTTCCAATTTCTTCTTTGAATTTCGGGTCTTCTACCACACTGGAAAGGATTTCTTTAACCAGTTTTTTAATAACTCCTTCCTGTTCCTTAATCTCCGCTTCAATAGCATCTTTTAATGGATTTGAATAATCAGCAGATAATTGTTCTTCAAACCATTTTGGTAGTTTCTCTTTCAAAATTTCTTTGATTTTTTCTTCTGTGATTTTTATTTCATCAGTCATATTTTTATTTATTATTTTTTATTTAATTTGACCTTTAATTCTTAATTCTGTTCCGCAATGAGGGCAAAATGCTTTTATTGAAGATTTAGAAGAACTCCCGACCTTTTCATATTCCTGACTATTCCAATTTCGCAGGATGCTTTCCTTATTCTGAATTATTTCTTTAATCTTATTGGGATATTTTTTACAATGAGGACAATATAAGAAGGGTTTTTCCATATTTTTGTTTATTTTCTTTTTTATTTAACTTGCTATACTTTCTACTACTTCTTCTTAAAAGCTTGTTAGAGGGGCAAATAGAGGGGGTAGAATTGATTTTAAGAGTTAGTTCTCTCTAACTCCCGATGGCATTTTGAACAGATGGGGACTTTTATCCCATATCGGTCTTTAGGACTTTCAATTATTCTAATCTTCTCTTTTGACCACCATATCAAGCAACCACAAAGATAACATCTTTTAATTCTTAAAATTTTTTCCAAACTCCTAAACTTCATTATTTGTTTTCTTTGATTTCTTCTATCTTTTCTTTAGCAAGTTTGACTAAATCAGCTTTATATTCCTCAAATATGATGGCATCAAGGGCTCTTTTGCCTTCTTCGGTGAGCAACAGATTGCCATCGATATAATCTGCTTCAATAAGAATTTTGGTATCCTTATCAAGCAATTTCTTCATCATTGTATTTAACTTCATTTTAAATGTCCTCCGCTTATTTGTTTCGTCAGAGGATGTTATTAATTCTAAAGAACCTTCCCAAAAAGTATGCCTACACATTAAATTACCCACTCTCCATTCTCCAATTCCGTGCCAAGCTTCATTTCCCACCTTTGTGAAACGGATGTTATAACCATCAGGTTTAACTTCTTCTATAATCCCTTCGCAACCTTTAATATCAGCACCTATTCCTCTTACTTTGTCTCCAACTTTAAATTTTAATTCCATATTTTTCTTTAGGTTAATAATTTTCCGACCTTTTTAAATTTCTTCTATTTCTTCTATTCCAAAATCTACCCTTTTACTTACAAATTCTTCCGAAGTATCATCTAATTTTTCAGCAATTTCTCTTGCCTCCTTTTCATCTTTAGCTTCTATTTCAAAATAGCCGTAATCAGTTTGCCAATAACCCACTCTGTATTTTTTCTTTTTCTTATATTCTTCTTCCTTTTCTTGTAGATAACTTTCAATAAGTTTCTGTTTCTGATCCCAATACTCCTTATTATCATATCTCTCTAAGATGTTTTTACTAAGTATCTGTGTTAGTTCTTCTTCATCCTTTGGTTTTAGATTTTCTCTTTTCATATTTCTCTTTTTTTTTATTTTGCGACCTTTTTGATTTTAGGAACTCTCAAGAATTGATGTTTTTTAAAAAGATGAGCATCCAAACAATAAAATTTTAGATTACAAATAGGGCATTTTTCCAACTTTCTTTTTTTGTTAACTTCAAGTATTCTCTTAATAAGTCGTTTTCTTTCGCTTGCTGATATTCTTCTCTGACCTCTATGCCCTTTCTTAAACTGATATTTTTTTCCTCTCCTTAAATTTTTAAGATAATAATCTCTCCTGCTTTCCCAATGCTTCTTTTTCTTATAATAAATTTCTTCTGAAATCAGGGCTTCATTATACGGTAATTCAAATCTCTCCTTATATTCACGAACAGGTATTTTGTGTTTGTGCCAAATATGAGAACCCAAATGCTCAAACTCTTTGCCACAGATTTTACATCTCAGTTTATTTGGATATTCTTTGTTTTTTTGTTTCATTTTCTAATACAAACAACGGAGCTATATCGTAGTTGTCTTCTTTCAATTGATATAAATCTAATACTTCTTTCTGTGCTTCCTTTTTTAAATCACTAAGATAGATTTCTAAAATTTTGTGATTGCCATTTTGACGACTTCTCATATTAGTTTATTTTGAATTGGTTTTGACCTTTTTTTTCTTTTTTTTGACAGGACAGATAACAACAGGATAACCCAATTTGCCAAGCTCTTTCCCAGAACAATTTTTGACTGGGCAGGATTTACAGAATTTAGTTTTGACATAATCTGACTTCATTTAGATTTGTTCTATAAATCCATCAATAATTTCAAAAGGTAGATTAGCATCACAATTCGGACAAGCCCAATTTTTGTGTTCGGAATTATCTCCAATCTGATAATATATTCCCATCTTTCCAGTTTTTAAATTGAACTCGCGAGAAAATAAACCTCTTCGCCATTCTCTTACTTTATATTGTTTTTTTCTACACGAAGGACAGATATAAGTTTTCATAATTTTATTTTTTAGATTATTCCTTCTTCTTTGGCACACTTTTTACAGAGAAATTCATTATCGTCTCCATCCCAAGTTTCCATTTCCTTAAAATCCTCATTTTCATCTTCGCCAGTTATCTCGTATAGATGCCAGCGTGTCTGTAAATTGTATTTAGCTTTTTTTCCGCATTTATCACATTTATACATATTTTTATCTTATTTTAAATAATTCCTCTTTCTTTGGCACAAGTATAACAAATATCTTCTTCTTCAAGCAATCCAGAAGTTTTGCCACACTTCCGGCAAGACCTTTCTTCTTCTATTTCTTCAGCACTTTCTACTTCAGAACATAGTTCGCCATCATAGAATAATATTTTGGCTTTTCGGACTGCTTCAACCTTATCTTTTGCTTCAACTTGAGCATTTGTGGAATAAAAATTTACTCTATATTTTTTCATAATTAAAGTATTAAAGTTGATTAGAACCGACCTTTAAAGACACCTTTTTCTAATATCTTCTAAACTCTTTATTTCATAGGAATATATTTCGGGTTCTTTCAAAGCAACCATTTCATAATCCCTTTTGGCAATTTTCATCGCTTTTTCATTTGCTTCAATTTCATTTTTGGCTTCAATAAAGAAAGTGTAATAAGGATATTCATCGTGAACATCGCAGTTTATTAGATATAATTTTTTCATATTATCAATTGGTTTGTTAATAATTTTTTGATAAAAGTTCTGAAATCAACCTTTGATAATGATTAGGAGAAAGAAGAAATAAGTTCATTGCTAAAGGAAAAGTTCGCAAATTGAGTTTTTTACCCTTATTTCCTTCCTCTATTAAAAAATTAGCTATTTTCTTTCTTTGTTTAAATGAAAGATTTTTATACGGAACTTTTGCTCTTTCTTGAATAAGATCTGATATTTCTTGCCTTGTCAGTTTTAAATTATAGAAAAATCCTCTTGAAATCAAAGCCCGGATTAAACTATTATTTAGGTTTAATTCATTTAGTAGAATTATAATTTTGCCATTAAACTCAAAACTATGATTTTCTGTTCTTGGCGAAATCCAATGGACTATTCTTTTTCCTTCTAAATTTCCCCATAAACTACTTCTTAACAACGATAAAATTCTTTTGTTGTGAATAAACTCTTCGGCATCATCAAGCACCAGCAATCTTGGTTTTTCCAGTTCATTTACATCTTCCAACAAATGATAGAATTCAAGAGGACTGGAATAGCTATTTAGGTATTTAAAATGTCTGTTTTCTTGAAGTTTTAGTTTCTTTAAACTTGAGAGTATTCCTTCGGTTTTTCCAGTTCCAGCTGATCCTACTACTAATAAAGAATTACTTAAATCTTTGACAACGCCCTGAACAAACTTATCCAAAATCTGGTGAACTTTTAAAGTATTCTTTGTCATATTCTTTTGGTATATTTATCAATTTCTTTAAACACTTCTTCATCGGCTACTTCTTGGTTTATCCAACCGCCATATTCTTTTTTGAACTCTCTTGCCTTTTTTAAACTTGAAAAACTCTCAACATCTCCGTCTTTTTCAAGATAATCCATTATCTCTTTATCGCTATTGAATTTTCTGGGATAGACCACATAGATTTTTTTAAACATAGTCATAGAGATTTTAAATAATTAGTTATTTTCCTGGAAGTATTCTTCAATATAATTTTTTCTACACTCTTTTAATTCTTTAACACAAACATCTACCAATTGTTCCAATTGTCTGTTGTCTTGTATCAAAGACCAATTTTCTTCTTTTAGTTCTTTATTTGCCTTGATATATCCAGCTATACTGGTATATCTGGCTATAAAATAGGCACTTAAAAGCAGAGTAAAGAACAGAAGAATAAATAATAACATAGCGATTAAGAATTTCATAATTGAGGATAGCAAAAGGAAAAGCAGAAACTACCAAAGAACTTTCCTTTTAACTATCAAATTGTTAAGGCGATAAACTATTCTTATCAAGTCATCTAACTTTGTTAGAAGTCATTAGGAACTTCTTTATAAGCAATATAACTAAAACTTTTAAAAATATCAGATAAGGTTTCTAAGTCATAAGGGGATCAATTTCAGATAGGTAGTTTCTAAAACAATATCCTTAATTGACAATTTCGTTTCTATCATTTCCTTATCAGCATTTTAAAAGTTTCAGAAAATCCTTTAAATTAGTCCCTAATACTTAGACAGACCCAAGAGAAGTTTTAAAGTTTTATCTTGGTTTTTCCGGCTTACTTCGTCTGTCTAAGTATTAAAGACCAATTTATTTATCCTCAATAGCCATCAATAAAGCGACAGCTTTTTGCCCTTCTTGCCGTTCAGCATAAAACCTTATGGGGTTAGTTTTTTCTATTGGAACTTTAATCTTTAATTCTTTTAAGGGTTTATCTATAAAACTGACATAAAAGTTCACTATCTCTTTTAAAAACGAGGGATTGACTGAAATCTCAATATATTTGCCTCTCTCAACAAATAAATCTTGGTATCTGGGATATTCACCTACGATTTTTCTACTGCTTACACTCCTAAAACTTTCTAAATTGGTTTTTCCTATCTCTACATTTTCCTTATCATTTTTTAGAAGCACGGCATAATCTAAAATAGGTAGAGATTTTGAACTCTTTTGACTTCTAAACATTTCTAATACCTCTTTTGCTTCATCTTTCGGCAGAATAAAACTCTTAAAATTATTCAAAGGTTTTGGTTTATTAGGTATAATTGGATAATCATCAGGATCTAAACCCTTTGGGGTGTCTACCTTGATTATCTTAAAACTGTCTGTGCTTACGGTGTGAGCAGGTGAAACAAACACTCCTCCCAGTTCGGGTCTTCCGGAGGACTTACCGCAAAAATTATGTATTAAGAAGTTAAACTTGTTAAAAAATACTCCTTGTTTTTTCTTTTTATTTTCCATAGTCAAATTATTAGTTTAGTAAAGTTTCATTTCTTTAATTCCCTCTATAATCTCTTCTTCTGGATAATCTCCTCTAATCCCCAATAATACGAGCCAAAATAAATGAGCCATATTGTCAGAAAGACCAATATCACCAGCCCAAGTGTGAAAACAGGTATTACAGGGAGAATTGTTAAACTGAATATGACAACCTACCAATTCTGCTATTTTATCTACAATTTCCTTTATGTCTTTATCTACCTCTTTTTTATTTGCTTTTTTCATAATTTACTTGACCTTTATTTTTATTATTGCTAAAATGAACTTAGAACTTAAAAACTCTTTTATACTTTAAACCCTCTATTTTGTAAATGCTAAAGAAAAATCCTCTATCCTGTTTCCTTAGCTCTCTGAAAGCTAAAATATAGAGTTGTCCTTTCCAATTAAAGTTAATTTCTCTATTCTTAATATATCTTCTGATAGTTAATTTCATTTTTTGAAACATAAGTTCACTTTTTAAAATAGTTTTTGAACCTGGGTTCAAGAAGTATATTTTTGACTTTTTGAATTAAATATGGTAGAATAAAGGTGGCAAGTCAGAATACCTTTGTAGAAAGCCAAATAAAATCGTAAATGGGTTTTGATAAAAAGTAATTTTAATTTTTTGAGCTTCAAACCGGCTAAAATTAAACACTTTTTTTATCACTTACCATAAACCATCTTACCGGCTTCCCGCAAAGATATTCCACTTATAATTCATCAAAGAAATCAGCCCTTATTTCACTTAATTTTTGTCTCTCAAAATAACTATAATCCCAAAAATCACCTATAAAATCATCTAATTTTCTCTCATAAACAGAAACCAAATCTTCTCTCGGCTCCTCTTTTTTATATTCTTCTAATAACCTCTTCGCTTTATTCTGGACTTGTTTTATTGTTTTCATTTTTTTGCTTATTAAACTATGCTCTTAATAAATTCTTACTAACTTCCTTACTTAAATCTATTTCGGGAGTTTTAAAATCACTTATTTTTCTGACTTTATTATCATCATCCGTATAAAATTCAAACTTTGTTATTGTGTCATCGGCACTCTTATAAGCTACTATCCCCACTCCTATATGACAACTTAATAATTCATCAATTTGTTTCTTTGTTAATCTCATAGTTTTAGCTTTTTTTTTGACCTTTTTAAAATCTTTTTATCTTTTTATAAAGCTCCTTTAATTCTTTTTGGCTATCTTCATCTAACATTTTCACAATATAATCCCAGTTCACAACTTCTATATATCTTCCAATCGCTTCTTGTTCCAATTCTGCTATTCTTTTCCATATCTTATTTTTCTCCTCTTTGGAGTATATTCTCATATTATTTAGTTTCTTTACATATTACACAGGTCATATAATCATTTCCATATTTATCCTTATGTAGTTTGGTAGGGGTCATTTTCTGGCAATTTTCGCAATAAACTAAATTTTTATCTTTCTTTACCTTAACAATTTTAAAGCTATCTTCTACATATTCTGGAGGCAACTCTACATTTTCCACCCCTATAATCGCTTCCTCTCTACTATCAACATCAAAAGTATATTCCAAATTACAATTCACAATAACTTTATATTTCATATTAAGGTTTAAAGTTTATTAAGGTTTTAGAATTTATTGAGGGTTTTCTTTTTTCTTTTCTTTTTTTTCTTTTCTTTTTTTTGATATGTTAAGAGTTTCAACTCTCCTGTCTTCTATCCTCAAAAACCGCCAACCTAACTTTCAATTATAATATGCTCTATTCTCTACTATCCATTGTAGCATTTTTCATAACCCCTTGTCAATAGATAGTTTTCCACAGGTATAAAATCCCCTTAAAAATACGGCTTTTACTTATTAAGTTTATTGAACCCTTGACTTTATAACTTGTTTTTGCTATACTTAATAGAATAACAATAAAAAGGTCATAATAAGCAAAATAATTATGTAGATATGAGATGTTTAAATTGTAATAAAGAGTTTATATCTAAAAGAAAAGATGCTAAGTTTTGTTCGGATAGGTGTAGAAAAGCATATTCTCGTAAAGCGGACAATAAAGCGGACAATAAAGCGGACAATAAAGTTCAAGTGTCCGGGATAAAAGCGGACAATAATAACTCGGACAAATTATCTTATACAGTAGTAAAGGGTGAAGAAGTTTATGGAAGAAGAGCTGTGATATACGAACACGAAAAAGAAGGTATAACCAATTCTTTAGGTGCTACTTGGAAGACGAGACCAGAACCAGAAAATCCTGAGGATATACCTGATAAAGATAATAGAAGTATTTATAAAAGAAAGAACGGAACAAGATATGTTATTGATGCTGTAGGTCAAATTAGTTCTCTTTAATTTTCTCTTTTAAAAAGGTATTATACCCTTACTTTTATTTTTAAACGCCTTAAAACGCCTCTCAATGGCTTGTTTTTGGGCTAAAATCCTCTTTTTTAACCCTTAATAGTTCTTCTAAACTCTCTGGTATCTCCTTTAAACTTTACCCACCAAACTTCTAAGTTGTTCTTTTTATCAGTTAAATCTTTTCGTATTAAGGTGGCTTCTCCCTCAAAATCTTCTTCTGTTATTGGTTTTTGATAAATCCTAACCTTATCACCTTTCTTCATATTATTGTTTTTTAATTTTAATATGCGACCTTTTTAATTTTATCCTCTTTTCTCCCTCCTAACTATTGCTGGATAATCAAGAGGGAGTAAAGAACCTAAAATGTTTCTTCTGCTATTTCTTGAATTACATTATCCATTTTGATTGCTTGTCCCGTTGTTTGTCTGCCCCAAACTATAAAATCCAACATTTTAAAAATTATCTCGCCCTTATTTTCTAACTTATTCGCTAACCACTCATCAACCGCCCAAAACTCGTAAATCTCACTTTCTCCATAATCATAATTTTTCGCCTCATCTAATAACTCCGGGTTTTCTTTTAATTCTTTTTCTGCTGTCAAGCTTAAATTATGTAAGATGTGCCGGGATACTAATTCTGCTCCTTTTTGTTGTAATTCTAATTCTTTTTTATTCATTTTTCATTATTTGTTTTTACTTACGACCTTTTTTTTGATTATTTTATTATTACTTCAGCACCATCAGGACTGGTAGGAATCAAACCATTGACCTCTAAAATATGAAGGGCTTGTTTTTGTGCTTTTTCTGGACTTTTACACATCACCGCACCAATCTTTATGTAGCTTTTATTCTGGGGTATTTTACTAAAATCATACCAGCCATCGCCTAAATCCTTAATAATATATTTTCTACTCATATTTTATATTTTATTTTATTTAATTTTTAATAAACGACCTTTAGTTTATATCCTTTATTGTCAACACCAGCCCGCCGGATGACTGATGCTGACTAAAAGAATACAATTAAATGTTTTGTTTATTTTTTCATTAAGCTACTCCATACAATTCCAGCAACTAAAAACCCTTCATCCCATACTTCCTTACAACTTAACTGGGAGATCTTTTGAACTAAATCCTGTCTGTTTTTCTTTAACCAATTCACAAAATCTTCGGAGGTGGTTTTTACTTTGTTTTTCTTCCATTTCTTAACTTGATGCTCCCATTTCTTATCTTCTTTTAATTCATTCCTAACTTCCTCTAAGATTGCTTTTATTTGTTTTTTATTCATTTTTTATTGTGAAAGAGCCGGCAACCTCCTTTAGTTATCTATTCTTAATTTTAGCAAAACCAAGACCCCCTGTCAATAGCTAAACTTCAAATTGGACCAAAATAGATGACCTAAACCATTAACCCTATCATTTAAACCTCTTAAATCGCCTCTCACGGCTTCATTTTTTTAAAGATGAGCTTTCATTCTTTATTGTTAGCACCAAACCGCCGGATGTTTGATGCTAACTAAAAGAATAAAAACTAATAGTTAATCTTTGCTATTTCTAAATCTTCAAATAATGCTTCTTCTTCTTTTGAAGATAATTTATACTTACCCGCCTCAATTCTTTCAACAGGTTCAAGATATTCTGTTTTTATTGTTTTGTCTTCTTCTTCTTTAATCTCTGTTAAATACACTTCAAAAGATACATAATCCACACTCTCCACCCCAAAAGATATGTAATCCTGTAAAGGTTCTTTTCTTATCTTTTTCAAACCCTCTTCATCTGTAATTATATTGATATGTTTAAAACCAGTTCCACCACCCCAGAATGTAATGGTATAAAAACCCCTCAAATTATATTGTTTTTTCATTTTTCATTTTTAAAAGAGCCGGCAACCTCTTTCATTAGATCTTTTAAAGACCTTTAGGGGTAGCTTTAAAGCGCCGGGGACTTTAAAGCTACCAACTAAAACCCTTTAAAAGTAAAGAAGAAGAAGAACAACGGCAAGCATTAAGAACAACAGACAATAGAACCTTATAAGATTTCTATTTTCTTTCTTTTCTTCTTTTCTTCTTTTCAGGTATTCGTCAAAAGTTTCAAATTGAAGCTTCTTCATACTATTTGGATAGGATGCTTTTATACATTTTCAATTTATCCGGTCTTACTCTATTTCTAAGATACATAACAAATCTATCTATATCAAAACGGTAATTGTCCCTTGTTAGCTCTTCATAAAAACAAGCAATTAGACCCTCTAAGTCAATTTTCTCCTCTGTGCTATTGAGGAAATGTGAGATTGCGTCTGCGATCCTAATATAATCTTTTTTACTCATTTTTTTTTAACTACCCCGGCAAGTAGTATTTAATTTTTAATGGACCTTTTGAGTTATTCACACCTACCTTTAGTTTAGCAAAATCAAGCCCCCCCGTCAAGGGGAAAACTTCTTTTGAGTATAAAACCAGACCGGAGACCAGAGGGAGACCGGAGACCGGAGACTGGAGACCAGAGATCAGGACCAGTACCGGGACCAGGACCAGAGATCAGAGATTAAAAAGAAATAAAAAGAAAACCGGACCAAATAAAACCGGACCAGATAAAGAAGGATAAAAAAAAAGAAAGAAGAAAAAGGGGAACCTCCTAGCCCCCTCCCACCCACAACAAAAATCCCAAACTCGCTACTTTAACAAACAGCTAACCGCATTATTTATATTTCTTATGATAAAAGACTTGACCTTTTAATTATTCAGTGTTTATTATTAAGTTAAGGAAGATGTTATCTTGTTCTTTAAAAATCTAGAATTTAAATTATGAACTTTTGTCAATGCATCGCCGAAGAGAAGGATGGATTCTCCTTCGGCAAAAGTTGGAGATATAACAAGGATTCGATAGTGGCTATTCTTCCTATTTTAAGAAAGACTCGAAAAAGGAGGAATTATCTTCTTTTATCTGAGGCTAAAAATGTTAAGATAACGGATACTGGCAAAATTAACAAAGTAGAAGTGGAGAATAACGAGAAAAAACCAGTTTACATCAGAATGAGTGAGATTTTTTCTGGTGATACTCAAGAGAGAATAGCTGTTAGGAGTTATTTGATTATGCCAGGAGAGAAAGTTGGAATAGATGTGCGTTGCGTTCATGCCTCTAAAGGAATTTATACCGGATCTACTATGACTTCCTCGGGAATAGCTACTTCCAATTTTGATTCTTATTTGTCTCATACCAATTTTAAAATGAGGAATGTGGAGCAAAGAACAATTTGGAATGCGGTTAGTTCTACTTCTCAAAATTTCACGGGAAGGTTATATGACTTGTCCACAACTGCAGGAGAGATTCCTATAATTGAGGAAACTAATTTTGCTGGTTCGGATGATTTAGAAGGGAATCTCAAGACTTTCTCAGAAAAGATTAAATCTATTCTGAACCAAATACCCAGATTTGAGAATCAAGTTGGCATGGCTCTTTTGGATTTAGAGGGGGTACCAGGTTTAGAAGTCTTTGATTTGCCTGAATCTTGGGAAATTATGAGAGAAAAAGTGATAGAGAAGGAAGGAGAGAAAATTTCTAAATTGAAAGAACATCTGCCATTTGAATTTAAAGAAGAGAGAGGCAAAGAATTCGTCAAAATTCTTCTTCAGTCTGATTTCCAGGAAAAAGTTATTTCTAAAAGCAAAGACTGGAGGCTGATAGCACTTGAAAATGAGAATTATACTGGAGAGAGAGTCGAACTCTCCGATAGAGTTATTCATTTAGTTTTAACTAGAAAATAATCGGTTCTAGATAACTAAAGCAAGATAACATCTTCTTTTTAAGCATATGGATTATTTAACCAAAAGATCAAAAGTAAAGACTCTATTTTCCGACCAAGTCTTTAAGAAGGGTGCAGAAACTCAATATTCAAAGAAGATTAATTCTTATACTTTCTCGGAATTTGCACTATATTTGGATATTTCAACCACTGGTTCTTATACTGATGAAACTTTAGTTTTTACAATTCAAGGTTCTGCTGACGGGGGAGATACTTGGTTTGATCTTCAAAATGATTTTTGGGGAGATTTAAGATATACCCTGGATCAAGGTGATTTGAAGGAAGTGTTAAAAGGACCTTGTTTTGCCAGAGACCTTAGGTTGAAGATTACCAGTGCTGGAACTGATGGGGGAACCTTTTTTACCGTTTCAGCTTATATAGAGCTCTATCGATAGAAAATGGCAGCTTCAATTATTAAAACTCTTAATATTTCTGCAATAGATGGTGTTCTTCGAGGTATCACAACAGACGGAAAGTATTTATGGGTAACAGGTGACGACAATGATAATGTCTATCAGTTGGACAAGCAGGGAAATCTGATAAAAACAATAGATATTTCAGGAATAACTGCAAGCCCACGAGGAATCACAGCTTTTGATAAGAAATATCTTTGGTGGATTGGCCCTGGAGTAGGCATCATACAATCAGATAAGCAGGGTAATTTAATCCGTTCCTTTATTCCCTCTGGCAGTGTAGCATATGACCGGGGAATTACGTTTGACGGAAAATACTTGTGGATAACTGAAAGCTCTACTGATGCAATTCATAAGTTAGACAGAAATGGCAATGTCATAAAATCAATAGATGTTTCAGCGATTACTACCTATCCAATGGATATTACAACAGACGGGAAATATTTGTGGTGGACAGATTACTCAAACAAAAAGATTTGTCAAATGGACATGCAGGGTAATGTTATTAAAATGATAGATGTTACAGCAACGATTTCGCATCCATGCGGAATTACAACAGACGGGAGATACTTGTGGATTGCGGAGTTCTCAGGTGGTGAGATTAATCAGATGACCAAGAATTAATGAGTTAAAATCGATCTAGTTAATAAGTTCTTAAAATTTTCGAATTGTGAATATAAAAATTCCTAATTTTTTTAAGAGAAAAAAAAGGAGTAAGAAAGAAAGGAAGGTTTTGACTATCAGCGAGTTTATGAAAGAGTTCGGTTTGGCTCGTGAAGGAGTCTTAAGCTCGTATGAAACAGAAGAAAATCCAGATGAATTGACTCCCGAAGATTATATTCAGATGCAGAGCAATGATGGTGAAATACAGGCTATAGTTAGACTTCTGACTTTACCTATAATTTCAACTCCTATTCATATTCTTCCAGCAGAAGGAGATAAGGGAGAAAGAGACTTTATAGAAATGGTTTTTATGAATCCTCCAGGTCAAGGTGGGATGACTACCCCACTTCCTTTTATTGTGGCTGATATGACCAGAGCAATTTTTGAGGGATTTAGACTTTATGAGAAAGTAGCCAGAATAATTCCCGATGGTAAGTACAAAGGTAAAGTGGGTTGGAAAAAATTAGCTCCGAGGGATGCTCAAACTATTACCTTAAAACCTGATAAGCATGGCGGTTTTGCTGGAGCACATCAGGATGCAACATTTGGGGGAGAAACCGTCTCTATAGACTTTCCTCCTGAAAAGTGTCTTTTATTTACCTTTCAAAAAGAAAAACATTGGCTTTATGGCGAATCTATATTAAAGACGGCCTGGTATCATTATGACAAAAAACATAAGTTATATTATTTAACTCATAAAAAGGCCGAGTTGGACACATTGGGTTTGAAAATATTAAAAATTGGACAGACTACCACTCCTCAAGAAAGAGAGAGAGCAGAAGAAGTGGTGGATACTCTTGGAGTTAATTCAAGAGTGACTTTGCCTCCAGGAATTGAACTTGAAATTCAGAGAGGTGGTGAAAAAGGTTTTGATCCTCTTCCTTTAATTGAACATCATAATAGTGAAATGAGTAAGTCAGCTTTGGTGCAGGTCTTAGATCAGATTAAATATGCTTATCCATATGGGAAAGGAACCCAAAGCTCTCAATATGCCACCTTGTCTATTCAATCTATTATGAATCAGATGGAATCTACCTTGAATACTTATGCTGTGGCTCCCCTTATAGATTGGAACTTTGGCAGTCAAGCATATCCAAGAATTGAATTTGAGAAGATAACTGGACAGACTGCTCAATTCTTGGAAACGGTCTTTTCTAAGATAGCAGACTCTAAACGATTGCCTGATGGTTTTGTGGACGAAGTAATTGATGAGACTGCAAGGAATTTAAAACTCAAGTGGATTCATAAGAAAGAGGAAGAGACAGAGAAAAGGAATAAGAATTTGTTAAAATCTTTTGAAGAAGGAAAGCGAAGAAGAAGTGATGAGCTTAAAATAAATGCTCCAAAGACTCCTCAGTCTTTGAAAGATAGTATATTAAATTTAAAACCTGGTCCCGACTTGGAAATTAAATGTTTTAAGTTGGGTCAGAAATATGCTGATGGCCAAAAGAAAAAAAATTTGTCCCAGATGCGGAACTAAAAATGAAGAAAGCAGGCAATACTGTCGAAAATGTGGTTGGCTTTTATCAGCTAAAATTCAAAAAGATGACTAATGAAGTGGTTATTCATTGGTCGTTATCATAAATAACTAGATTTGATTTCTGCAAAAATGTTAGTTCCATCAGACATTCCTGAATTGATACAGCCTGGAAGAACAATTATGTTGCCTGGAAAAATTTTGGTGAAACCCCATGGTACTTTGATTTGGCAAAGAAAGAAAAAAGCAATAGTCAGTTCAAGATTATTTAAGAAATATATTGGAATTCCAGTGTATTTGATTGAGGAAGACAAAGCTTTAGGAATCATCGAACTAAAAGAAGGCAGAAAGATTGATTTAAAAGAATTTAAGAAACTGAGAAAATTTCATAAGATTTCAGATTCTGAATACAGAAAGTGGTGGAAAGGGAAGAAGACTTTGTACTATTACCCAATCGAACTCATCTCGAAATTTGATCCTCCTAAAGAAATCATCAGACCAAAAGGTGCTCAGGTTTGGTTAGAAGGTGTAACTTTCAAAAGTATGAACTTTGGTGATCCAGCTAAATTCAGCGATGAAGAACTTTTGGATATGCATAAGAAACTGCATAAAATATGGCAACAATCAGCAGCTTCGAAAGAAGAATGTATCAACTATCACATTTTAATTAAGAATGAGATATTAAAAAGAAAACTCAAACATGAGGTAATGGATGATAATTTAGATAAAGAATCAAAAAAATTTGAAGAAAGATTTAGCAAAGAAGGTTACAAAGTTTCATTTTACGGGACAAAAGGTTTAATTGAAGAAGAAGGTCCTGGACATAGGTTCCATACTGCGATTCTCTATGAGTATAAAGGCAAAAGACTTTTAGTGGATTACGGGGAGATAAATCAGGGTAACCTAAGTGAAATTAAACCAGACTATTGTTTGGTTAGCCACTCCCACCCAGATCATCTTTTAGGTTTGAAAGATATGTCTGTCATAGTTTCCAAAGAAACTGCAAAAGAAATTCCAAATCTTTATAAAGATTTCAACATTGATACCAGAGCAAAATATGAATCTTATAAGACTTTTAATCTAGGTCCCTTCAAAATAACCCCAATTCCCGTTCTTCATTCTATTCGGGCAAAAATGCATGTTTTCATAATTCAAATGGGTGATAAGAAAGTTCTTCAAGCAACAGATATCCTAGGTTGGCATTCTGGAGATAAGGAAAAGTATGTTAAGAAATTGGATTTAGCAATTATTGATGGTTCTTCTCTTACCAGAACTTTGGCGAGAAGAAAAGGGAAAGCAGGTGAACCATATGGTCATAGTAGCATCGCCAATCAGTTAAAGAATTGGTATACAGTTGATAATGTTAAAAAGATTATAATTACTCATTTAGGTAAAGAATCGCTGAGTTATGGAGATGATGTTTTGTTAACTAAAATTAAAGAGTTAACAAAAATTCCTGCCATCATAGCAACAGATAACACGGTTATCAATTTAAGTGAGAATTCAGCGCCGATTTATACTTCTGGTAAGAGAATGGGAAAGACCTTAGTTTTGAAAGAGGTATTGCCTTATTTTAAAAATTTTACCATTCAAAGACCGCTTGTTTATCTTACGGGAGGAATAGTGAACCGAGGTGCAACAAGAGGAGATTTGGATATTCTTTTACCTGAATGGTTGAGTTTTGATATGAGAAGAATAATTGAATTTAGAATAGCTAGAAGTCTTCCTTGGTGGATTAGAAGAAGATTGCATTTTGTTTATGATAAATTTTCAACTCCTTTCACAAATGCTATTCCTCTTTATAATCTGGTGATGTTAAGAAGCAAAGATAGAATGCTGAAACTTTCTGAAATTGAAAAAGAACTAAGAGAAAAACCCCGAGTTGCTTCAGCGGTCAAGGATGCTGAGACTTCAGCAAGAGAAGATAAAATTAAATTGTTCAGATTTTTCTTGCCGTTAAAACCCACAAGAGGGTATTATCCAGAAAAAAGACAAACGATTGTTTTATTTACTGAAGTAATGGAGGGAATAGGGAAATATCCTTTTTATTCAACTAAGAAGTATGATGGATTTAATTGTGAGTTGCATAAAAAAGGAAATGAAATAAAAATCTTTTCGGAAGATGGTGAAATCATAACTAACAGATTGCCTACTTTGATTGAAGAAGTGAAAAGATTAACTAAAGAAGATTGTGTATTGATGGCCGAATTAGAATGGTGGGAAGACAATGACCATAAACCAAGAGAAGTAATTGCTGGTTATATGCATCAAAAAGGAATGCCTGATGATTCTCATGTGGTTGCTAATGTTTATGATATGCCTTATTTTAAAATTGATATCCATAATGAGTCTTTTGAAAAAAGATTAAAGTTACTTGAGTCTTTGCCTTTTAAGCAAAGAACATGGAAAATTCCAGATACAAAAATGAAATTGAATTTTGCCCCTTATCTTCTTTCAAAAAACAGAAGGGAACTAAGAAAACATACAGAATTTTTAAGACGACTACCAGGTTCAGAAGGCAATGTTTGTAAGACAAGAGATTTCAAATTTAATCTCAAAGGTATACGGAGTGGGATGGTAAAATTTCATAATTCAACAGCAGTTTATGGCAAGGTTCTTGAAATCAAAGAGACCAAAGTAAAAGAAGTATATAACTATTATTTCGGTTTAGAACCTGGAAAATACAAAATGAAGACAGAAAAACTTGGCAATGTTTTCTATCACCGTTCTGGTAGAACTTTCTCTACCTCTTTAAAAGCTAATAAAGGAGATGTCTTGGAGATTGAGGGTGAAACTCTGAATGCTGAACATGATTTGACAGATGATACTTGGAGAATTTCGGTTTGGGCTCCGAGAGTAATGCGTAAGGTAGATAGGAAAGCAGATACGGTTAGAGAAACGATTGAGCGAGCAAAGAAGAATTATTGTTTACAGGAGAAGGAGATTACGAAAGAAGGAAAGATTATTTATCTATCTGAAATAGAAAAACTTCATTTGGAACAATTTAGAAGTGAAGGAATGGATGAAGATTTGAAAAATCCAAAGAAAAGAAAAAGAGAATTGATAGCAGATCTGAGATATTTGGGCAATGCTGGCTTTCCAAGATTAAAAGCAGGAAAAAAATGGGGTGATTGGACAATGGAAGATATTTTGAGATATTTTGCTAAGATAGTTGATGTTTTGCATAGTATTGGAATTGATATAAAACCAAAGAAAAAGACTGGCTCTTGGTATGAATGCTGGAAGCGAGCAGAAAAATATATGAAGACCAAGCTTAAGGTTGAAAAACTAGCTGACCCTTATATGGAATATCCCAAGCCAGAAGGAAAGAAAAAGTATGTAGTTCAGCATCACTATAGGGGTAAAAGTTGCCATTCCGATTTGAGGTTTAAGTATAATGAATTTCTTATTGGTTGGACTATCGCTGACCAAATCAAGGGAAAAATCAAAGAGCCAGTTCTTTCAATAGCTGAAGCGAAAAAATATGATGCCCAAGATATCTGGAAAATAGATTGGAAGAAAGGTATTCCCAAATTAAGGCCTGGGATTAAGCCTGGATTCAAAGAAAAATATGCTGAAATAGCAGCGATGAGGAAATCAAGGGAGCCAGTGGAGTGGCTGAATGTCGAAGGTATAACACCAAAAGGAGAAGTGGGGGCAACGAAAGAATACCCTGGAGTTTTTCATATCATTGATAGGGGTTTTTGCGAATGCGGAACTCAAAAGTCTTATTTCCATGAATACTTCTTTTCTGGTGGCAAACTCAAGGGCAGGTGGTTTTTCAGGCAATTAAGACCTGCTGAATTTCGAGGAAAGATAGAGAAGCAGGAAGTTATACCTCCAGCAAGAGAAACAAAATTTAGAGAAGAAGCATCATGGTTCCTTGTTAAGCCATTAGACGAAACACCTTATGTTATTTCAGATGTGGCTGTTGAGAAAAAATGGATTCCTCCAAAGAATATTTCTGCTCTACCAGAAAAGATAAAAAAGAAAATTTCCAAAGAATTTCAGTATTGGAAATTTGAAGATAAAAAGAAAAGGTTAGAAGTTAGAGATAAGTTAGTTGAAAAACTTGGAAAAGAACTTGTTGAAAAAAAATTGAACCCAGGTGCAAGTTGGGCAAGGGCTGCTTATCGATATGTTTTGTCCCAACAGATTTTAACTTTTTGGCTTCGAACTCCTTACCCGGAAAAAGTTAAACGGGTTGAGAAAGCACTACAAGAGTTCAAAGAGCTTCATCCACTTAAGAAAGAATGGCTGAAGGATATTATAACTTGGTTGAGAAAAAGACCCAACGATATGAAGTTGATTATGGTTGAACTTTTACAGATTGAAAAGGCAAAAACAGTTTCCTTTGTTTTGCAGTGGCATTGGTGGCGCGGACAAAGGGTTATTAGAGCGGGAATCTCAAAAGAACATTGGGATTTGAGATTCAATTTTCCTGAAAGGGAAGGCTTGATGCATTTTGTTCTTAGTCAAAATCCTTTAAAAAATAAAGAGATTACAGCGATATGGAAACCTTGTAAATATAAAGAATGGATGGAAGTCTCTCAGTATCTTCCGCCTGCAAATGAAAGAGCAAAAATGTCAGAAAAGGAATTGGCAAAATTACCACCTGGAATAGAAGAAGCGAACCCAACTAAGGCAACGAGTTCATATATTAAGATAATAGATAAAGGGAAAGCAGTCGTTTATGAAGATTCTGATTCTTTTAAAAAATTTGAATTTAAAGGCAAAAAATTAAAAGGTCTGTGGATTTTAGAAAGGGAAGATGCCAGCAAGTTTTGGGTTTTAAAGAAAAGCGAACTTCCAAAGCCCAAATAAACTCTTGACCCTATGAACAAGTTATTATATTATCCAAAAATAGAATTTCAATTTCCACTTTTTTTGAGTGAGAAAAAAGAGAAAAAAGAAAGATTTATTCTTGAAGGATTTGCTGTTGCGAATGATTTTGATTTACAGAATGATATTATTACTGATAAAGCTTTAAGGAAAAGCATAAAGGATTTCAAAGAATATGGAAAATTCTGTTTGAACCATACAAAAGAAGAAATAGGAAAAGTTCTTGATTGTGTTTTCAGGAAAGGGAAAATTTGGATTAAGACTGAAGTAGATAAACCAAAAATTATAGATAAAATCAAATCAGGAGAACTAAATAGCCTCTCGGTCAAAGGAGAGATAAAATATGGAGAAAAGGTCGAGTTATTTCCTGATTTGAAATTAAGAGTAATTAAGGATTTGCATATTGAGGAAGTATCATTAGTTCCGCAAGGTGCAAATCCAGAAGCAAAAGCCATTCGATGGTATGTATCCAAAGCTATTGATATGGCTGAAAAAACCATGAACAAAAATTTAGAAGAAGATTTCGAAGAGTTAAGTGAAACTGAAGAGGAAAGTTTAGAAGATGATAAAGAAGAAACTGAAGAAACGGAGGCCGAAGGGACTAAGGAAGAGGAGGAAACTGAGGAAGAGGGAACTGATGAGTCTGAAGAGGATACGGAAGAAGTCGAGGATAAAGAAGAAGGTGAGGACAAAGAGGAAGAAACTGAAAAGGAAGAGGATGATAAGGAAGACAAGGATGAGGAAGATGAAGAAGATGAGGAAGAGGATGACGATGAGGAAGAAGAAAAAACTGAATTAACTGAGAAAATTTATGTAGAGAAATCCGCTTACACCGATTGTATGAAAAAAGAGCTTAAGAAAGGAACTCCATTTAAAGAAGCAGCAAAGATATGTAGCAAGAAAGTTAAGAAAGCTGGTAAAATAACTAAACTCGAAAAATCAGCTTATACCGATTGTATGAAAAAGGAGATGAAGGCTGGAAAATCAATGAAAGAAGCTGCCAAAATTTGTAGCGGAAAAACTGAGAAGGCCAAAAGAACGGTTAAATATCCAAAATATCCTTCTAAATATCCCTATCAATATCCTTATCAATATCCCTACCGTTATCCTTACCGTTATCCTTATGGTTATCCTTATCCAGTTCGGAAGGCTACGACTAATCTTGATTCAATTTTAGGAGATCTTGATTCTATAATTAAAGAAGCCGATGAAAAGATTGCTACCAAGTTAAAAAAGATTCGTGAGAAAATTATCAGTCTAAAAGAAAAGTATCCTTCAGCATATCCTAGTCCTAAAAAAGAATTGGCTGAAAATCAAGATTTGATTTACCGAGTTTATAACAATGGATTAATCAAACTTAGCGAAGGGAATAGATTTAAAAAGGAGATATTGAGAGTTGGTTCTTGGTTTCATGAATCGAGTAAAAATGGAATTTTGAAAGTTTCAAAAGAGACACTAAGAAAGCTGTATGAGAATTTTAAAAAAGGAGTTCTTGATAATGTTACTGTTCCTTTGGGACATCCTGTTGGTGACGAGCCAATGAAGAATGCAGGTCAGGTTAATGATTTGGAACTTTCAAAAGATGGAACCAAACTTTCTGCAATTATTGAAGTGAAAGATGATGCAGTTGCGGAAAGAATCAAAAAGGGTTTGATTAATGGAATCTCAGCTAGTTTTGTTGAAGATTATATGAGAAAGGATACAGGGGAAAGGATTGGTCCGACTTTATTTCATGCGGCCTTAGTTACCGAACCTTATATCAAAGGAATGGAAAACTTTGTTCCGCTTTCAGAAAATTTTGAGGGTAAATTGGTTATTCCAATTCTGAATTCCGAACCTCCCTTGACCCAAGAGGAAATTAGTTCGAAAATAAGAAGGATAGAGAAGAAATTGGAATTAAATGAAGATGAAACTTCAGAGGAAACTTCGGAGGAAACTTCAGAAGAAACTTCAGAGAAAGAAGAGTCTGAGTCTTCTAAAGTTGGTCAAGATACCGAGGAAGAAGAAAAAGAGGAATCTGAATCTGAAGAATCTGTAACTGAAGAAACTTCCACTGAAGAGAATTCTGAAGAAAAAGAAGTTGATTTAGCCGAGAAAAGATATAACGCTCTTCTCAGGATGGGAAAAGTAACTCCTACAGAAAGAGAACTTTTACTTCCATTACTTGGTTCTGATTCCAAAATAGAATTGGAAGATGGAAAGAAAGTAATGGTTGGTAAAGCTTTAGAAAAATTCCTGAAATCTAAAAAGTCAATCTTTTCTTTATCAGAAGAAGGTATAATTAATGAAGATAAAGAAGAGAGAGAAAAAACTTCTGAAATTCCTGAGGATGGGAAGAAGGTAATGGAAGCAATGGAATTGGATGAAGATATTCAAAAAGAAGTTTGGAAAGAAGTTCAAGATGAGAAAAAAAAGGAAGGTGAATCAACTCCTTTCTAAGTTAAAGGTCAGTTCTTAAAAAATTTAAAAATCTTAAATAATGGCTGCGTTAACAGACGATTATGAGGCTGAACGACAAGAGGGAGATTTGATTAGATATAAGATTTATGCAGATGAGGATATCTACAAAGGTGCAATTGTTATGGTTGGAGCTGATGGTTATCTGAGAGCGGCAACTGATGCCGCCAATAGTGTGGTGGTAGGGGTTGCAGCAGAGAAATCTGAAGCACCTGATAATGATAAGAGTGGAGATAGAAGTGTCAGAGTTCATAGAAGAGGAGTATTCAAGTTTGCTACAGCATTTAGAGCTGCTCAACGAGTAGTTGGAGATCAAGTCTTTGTGGTAGACGATAATACTGTTGGTGAAGTAGGAGATGTCACAAATGATCTTGTGGTTGGACAAGTAGTGAAATTCATTGATAGTTCTACTGTGAAAGTTGATATTCAAGGTGGAATAGGTGAATATGCTCAAAAATCTTGGAGTTCTTCTAGTTCTAGTTTCTCAAGCAGTTCATTTTCAAGCTCTTCTGAGAGTGCATAATTATGTTAGTAAAATCTGATATTCCAAAACTATTAGAGGCTGGAATGAGAAAGACATTCATGAAAGAGTTTAGAAAGCATGAAGCTGAATGGGAAAGAATTGCTACTAGAATAAACTCAACCAAGAGTGAAGAAACCTATCCTTGGTTGGGTGCGGTACCTGACTTACATGAATGGGTAGACGAAAGAGTTCCACAGGGTCTTTTAGAACATCATTTCTCCATTAGGAATCGATCTTGGGAAAGTTCTATTTCTGTGGATAGAGATGCATTGGAAGATGAACAGTATGGCCAGATTAATATCAGAGTAAGAGATTTGGCAAATAAAGCTGGAAGGTTCTGGGGCAAAATGGTATATACCTTATTAAACCAAGGGGATAACACCACAGGAGAAGATGGAACAATTCTTGAAGGCAAAGATATTTCCTGTTATGATGGTCAGGCTTTCTTTTCAGATTCTCATGAAGAAGGTGAATCTGGAACTCAACGAAATGGAGATAACCTGGAATTGACTGCTGATAATCTTCAAACTGTAATTGAAGAAATGATGCAATGGGTGGATGATAAGGGAAATCCACTTGAAGTTAGACCTAATCTCTTGATAGTTAATCCAAGTCAGCAATTTACTGCTCGAGAAATTCTGAATAGCCAATACTACCCAACAGAGGTTGAAGGAACCAAACTTGCAACGAACGTTCTGAAAGGAGCTCTGGATCTTTATGTTACTCCATATGTAGATACTAATTTCTGGGCTGTTATAGATACCACTGGAATTGTTAAACCTATTATCCTTCAAATCAGACGAGATATTACCTTTGATAGTCTGACTAAGGATAATACTGATAGTTTCTTGAAAAAGAAACTCTATTTCGGAGTTGATTTCAGGGGAAATGTTGGCTTTGGAATGTGGCAGTATGCTTACGGTTGTAATCCCGATTGGTCGCTCTAAGTCTCAATAGTTTATTAAATCCTTAAGTTAACCATTAGAAGGAGACTTCACTAAAAGGAGTTTATGATATCTAATGGTTTGGAGAGACCTTAAGGTTGTTGGGAAATTACGTCTCTCCAAGTTTCCTAACAAGAAAGGAGGTCAACATGTCTAAAAGAGATTCCTTCCCATATGGAAAACAATATTGGGAATATATGAAAAAATTGAATATGGAAACGGCAAAAGTAATTAATGAACTGCGTTGGAATTTTGTTGAAGAAATAAAACCCAAAACAGTTCTTGATTATGGAGCGGGTTTGAATCTGCTAAAAGATTTTAAGCCTAAAGGTACAGTGGTTGATACTTATGATATTGGAGATTTTCCAATTCAGTATACGGGAATCAGACATAGTCATTATGATCTGATTTTTCTTTGTGATGTCTTGGAGCATATTCCTGATTTTTTAGTACTTGATAGCTTATTCCAAATGACTGATTATGTTTTTGTTACCGTTCCCATTTTACCATTCGGAAAGAATTTGGATGGTTGGAAACATCTCAAATATCAGACTGGAGAGCATTTACATTATTTTACAGAGCGGAGTTTAGACTTATTCTTTCAAGTTAGAGGTTTCAAACTTATTAAGTCTGGTTATCCTGAAACAGAATCTGGAATCAGGGAAGATATTTATAGCGCATTATTCAGAAAAAAGAGTGTTGTATTTACCAATGGAGTATTTGATTTATTACATTCGGGTCATTTGCATCTCCTGAGAAAAGCTAGGAAACTTGGAGATAAATTAATTGTCGGAATTAATTCTGATGATTCAGCAAAGAGGTGGAAAAGAAAGCCAATCATTGGGGAAAAATTGCGGAAAGAACTTTTAGAAGCGATTAGTTTTGTAGATAGAGTTGAGATTTTTGATGAAGATAGTCCCTTGAATTTGATTGAGAATATCAAACCTGATATACTAGTTAAGGGAGGTGATTATACTTTGAAAACAGTAGTTGGTGCTGATTTTGTAAGAAAGTCGGGGGGTAAAGTAGTAATAATTCCTCTTTTGAAAGGTTTTTCAACAACTAATTTAATCCGACAAATTAAGAATAGCTCTTTGAAAAGGAGAAGCTTCCAATTTCAGAAAGGAGGCTGAGATGAAGGTTGCTATCGTCGGTGATAGTTTCATTGATGAATATCGTTTTGGAAAAGTTGAAAGAATTTCTCCTGAAGCTCCTGTTCCAATTATAGATGTTGAGCGGACAGAGATTAGAGCTGGTGGAGCTCTTAATGTAGCAATTAATCTGATGGGGTTGGGAATAATTCCAGTTGTATTTACTATCATTGATGATGAATTTGCAAGAGATTTTGATTTCGAAATCATTAGTCCCAAAAGGTGTCAATCTCTGAGAAAGACAAGAATAGTAGCTCAACGTCAACAATTACTGAGGATAGATGAGCCTTCGGTTTATCGACCAGAAGATTTAGAAGGAATCCTATTACCCAATCCTTGTGATTTCGAAGTTATTGCTTTTGTAGATTATGATAAAGGATTCATAAAAGGCGGTAAGGCAACTATAGTTGACTCCAAAAAGAAAGACCTCTCTGTTTTTAAGGGAACTGAAATTCTTAAGATTAATCAGTTTGAATTTGCTGAAGCTAAAAATCCTGATTTTCCTCAAGCATTTATTACTCGGGCTGAGAAAGGAATTGATTATTATGAGAATGGAAAGTTTGTTGAAAATGTTCCAGCAGATGTCAAAGAAGTCATTGATGTTACAGGTGCAGGTGATACCGTAATGTCGATTCTGATTTTTTGTCTTTTAAATGGAATAAGGAATCCTAGAAAAATGATGGAGCTTGCTAACAAGGCAGCAGGAATTGTAATTTCTAGATTTGGAACTTCTGCTATCAGCCTCGATGAACTTTTTGATAATTGAATCTTCTCCAAAAATAGGAGAGAATCTTGAGAAACCTCTTGATTCTCTCCTTTCCTTTTTAAATATGTTTCCAATAAATTATATTGATGCAAAAACACCATGGGAGTTATGGGCAGAAGCTCATCCCGAAATAGTTAAAAAGAAAAGAAAAGTAATCCTTAGACAAGGCCAATCGCCCGGCGATATTTTAGTATTTACCAGAGCTGTTGGTGATTTAAAGGAAAGTTATCCAAATTATCAAATTGATATCAGATCTCCCGCTCCCGAAATTTGGGAGAATAATCCAAGATTGAGTCCTTTAAATGAAAATGATGAAGGAGTGGAGATTTTCAATATTGGATATGAAGAAATTCACCAATCTGGTTGGAATGGTCTGCATTTTTCAGATGCTTTCAGGCATGAACTGGAAAAGAAACTTGAAATTCCAATCAAAAAGACTGGTATAAAACCAGAATTATGGATATCAGAGCAAGAAAAAAGTTGGTATAATCAAGTTCATTGTGAATTTGGATGGGATGGACCATTTTGGCTTATAAATGCTGGCAGAAAACAAGATAATGAATTAAAACAATATCATCGCTGGCAGGAGTTTGTTGATTTGTTTAATAATTATTTTGATGGTCGAGTTAAGTTAGTTCAGATAGGGCATCAAGCTCATATTCATCCTCCCTTAAAAGGAGTCTTAAATTTAGTTGGCAAGACCAATCTCAGAGAATTAATCAGGCTTGGATATTGGGCTGAAGGAACTATTGGACCTATCTCATTTCAATTCGAAATGTCTGCTGCATTTGAACAGCCAGCAGTAGTTGTAGCTGGGGGAAAAGAAGGAGTCCTTTGGCAAATCTATCCGCATATTCAATATATCTATTCCAATGGTTGTATGGAATGTTGTAAATGGGATGGTTGTTGGTTAGGAGGTTCGATAAAAGGAAAGTGTAAAAATCTAATTAAGACGGATAAGGGGGAAGTTCCAAGATGTTTTGAAATTATTACCCCAGAAAGAATATTGGATTCGGTAAAGATGTATTATAAAGGTGGAAGATTAATAATTCCTGATGATGAGACTTATAGGAATTTGAAAAATAAATTCGAAAAATTCAATGATTGAGAAGATAGATATAGTTATTTTAACGAAAGATGAGATTGATTTTACAAAACAATGTCTTAGAAGTCTAAAAACCAATACTAAATTAGAATTTCGTTTGATACAAGTAGATAATGCTTCTGTTGATCAAACACTGGAATGGGTCTATAATTTCTGTTACTCCAATGAAATTGAGCTGTTACAAATAAAAAATAAGGTGAATCATTGGGTTTATACTTCAATAAACCAAGGACTTAAAGCTTCTGATTCAGAACTAATAGTAGTTATAAATAATGATATTATTTTTGCACCTCTAGCCATTGATAATTTAATTAAAGAACTTAAAAAATCTAATTCGTTATTAGTTTACCCAAGTTTTACTAGAAAGAAGCTTCCTAAGAATTTTCCAAAAAATACTGAACGAGAACACAAAGGAATTCCTCTATTTTGTTTTGCTATTAAAAGAAAAGCATTTAGGATTATTGGTTATTTTGATGAGAAATTTAAACTAGCTCGAGGGGATATAGACTATATTAAGCGTCTTACTTGTTCTGGATATTCTCCTAAAGAAGTTTTAGATAGTTATGTGCATCATTTTGAAAGTAAGACTTTAAAGAAAATAACAGGTTGGAAAAACATAGCGAACAGTGATAAACAATATTATTATGGAAGAAGAGTTAGAAAATCTTAAAAATAATCGAAAAAAAGTGCTTATAACTGGAGGCACTGGTTTTGTGGGTTCGCACATTGTTTCAGGATTCTTAAAAGAAACCAATTGGGATATTAAGATTTTAGATAGGCTTTCCTATGCTGGGAATTTAAATAGAATAACCGAAATTGATAACTGGAAACTCGAAAAGGATAGAGTTAAATTTGTTTATCATGACTTAAGAAGCCCTATTTCTTCAATTATTGATAAGTTGATTGGCGAAGTAGATTATATTATCCATTTAGCGGCTGAAAGTGATGTGCAAAGAAGTCTCAAAAACGCTTTACCTTTTGCTCAAAGTAATGTGGTTGGAACCACTAATTTATTAGAATGGATAAAAAATTCAAGACCTAATATCAAAAAATATATTGGTTTTAACACTGATGAAGTTTATGGACCAGCTGAGAAAGGAGAATATCATCCGGAAACCGATAAGTTTTATCCGTCAAATCCGTATTCGGCAGCAAAGGCGGGACAATGGTCTATGGAATATGCTTTCGCTCATTCGTTTAAGATTCCGATTTGTATGGTTCATTCAATGAATATATTTGGAGAAAGACAGCATCCTGAGAAGTTTGTTCCAATGGTTGTAAGGAAAATTTTAAGAAAGGAAAAAGTTATAATTCATGGCAAACCCAATCAAATCTCTCAAAGACATTGGTTATTCACTAAAAATATCTATGATGGTCTCTTCTTCTTGTTATTTAATGGAAAAAGGGAAGAAAGTTATAACATAGTTGGAGAGGAAAAAGATGCTCTTTGGATGGCCAATAAGATTTCCCAAATTATACAGGGCAGAAAATTAAAGGAAAATGAGATAGAATTTAAAGATTATCATGTTTTAAGACCCGGTCATGATTTTAGATATGCATTATCAGGTGAGAAGTTAAAAAAATTAGGCTGGATACCAAAATTAAATTTAGAAGAGTCATTAAGAAAATGTGTGGAATGGATGATAAGACCTGAGAATCAAAAATGGTTGGATTTATAATTGAGATTTAAAGAGTTATGACTAAATTTGTAGTTGTAAGCGCAGTTCATAAACAGCCATCGAAAAAATGGATTAGGAATTTACCTGATGTTCCAATTATTATAGTAGATGATAGTAATGGAAAAATTAATATTAAGAGAAAAAATATTGAGGTTTATGATTATAAGCGACAAAAGCAGGAATTGGGTAGATTTTATGAAGGTTTCAAGCAATTTCATCATAGTTCTTCTTGTAAGAATTTTGGTCATTGGCTAGCTTACAAGAAAAATTATGACAGAATTATAAGCTTAGATTCTGATTGCATTTGTTTGGAGAATTTTGTTGAACAACATTCAGAAGCATTAGACAAAGAGGGTTATGGTTGGGAAAATCCTTTATATAAGATAGGTTGGTATCCAAGAGGTTTCCCATACTCTCAAAGGAAACGAAAAGTTATGATAAATATGGGTTTGTGGGAGAATGAGTTGGATATTAATGGGCAAGATAGAATTTCTTATAATCCACCTAAGAATACTTTGATAGATGATAATAAAATTGCAGTAGGTAAGATACCTTTTTCTGGAATGAATTTTATCTGTCGAAAGGAACTAATTCCTGCTTTATTTTTCTTACCGAATTTTAAATATAGAGACTATTATTTTTCAAGACATGATGACATTTGGGGAGGATATATAATGCAAAAATTTTTAGAAAAACGAAAGGAAAGCATTTCTTACGGTTTGCCGATTATTTATCATGATACTAAAATAAATGCGAGAGAAGATGCTCAAGAGGAGATAGCGATGAATAAACATTCTGATGAATTTTATAAATTTGTTGATAAAGGATTTGAGAAAGTTAGGATTGGAACTTATAAGGAGATGCTTTTGCAATTTAATTTTGATTTTTTGAAAAATACAGTATTTGAAAATTTGATTCAGGCATTTAAATGGTGGCAAAGGTTATGGCTGGAAACTTAAAACAAATAGCGATTATAGGAAGTGAGGGATATGTTGGTTCTGCTCAAAAGAAATTATGGTCTTATAACAATCAATATGAGGTTTTTGAATATGATGAACCTAAAAAGATTGGAAGCCGAAAAGAGGTTAATAACTCTATTTTGGCTGTTATCTGTGTTCCGACTCCCATGAAAGAAGATGGTGAATGTGATACTTCAATAGTAGAAGAGGTGGTAAGCTGGATTGAAACTCCAATTTTAATTAAGTCAACAATTCCACCTGGAACCACCAAATATTTGAGTGATAAATATAAAAAACACATAGTCTTTAGTCCAGAATTTATTGGTGAAAATAAATACTGGAGTCCGTTCAAATTTCATTATGATCCTCTTGAAACTCCTTTTTTAATTTTAGGCGGGAAGAAAAAAGATACTAAATATATATACGATTTGATTCTTCCGATTTTGGGGCCATCTAAGGAATATAGGTTTGTTTGTTCAAAAGTTGCAGAGATGACAAAATACATGACGAACTGTTGGGGTTCTATGAAAGTCACCTGGGCAAATGAGATGAAAAAAATATGTGATTCTTTGGATTTAAACTTTGGGGAAGTAAGAGAATTATGGGCTTTAGATCCGAGAGTTGAAAAATTACACACTGCGGTTTTTGAGGATAAACCTGGATTTGGTGGAAAGTGCTTTCCCAAAGATGTTAGTGCTTTGATTCGATTTTCAGAAAAGGCAGGATATGATCCAAAATTAATTAAACAAATGTTGAAATCCAATGAAGAATTCAGAAAATAAAAAATATGCTTTGATAGTCACTTCTAGCGGACACATTCCTGGGGTTAATGGCTTACTCAATGCTACTAGATATTATAATATTAATGTTGAGTTTCACTTGCTTTATGGAAGCAAGAAAGTAATCGAATATTTGAATACTTTAGGAGATGTTTTTCCGAATTTAAAAAAAATTGAACTTGAAAAGCTAAAAGAAAAAGATAATTATCCAAAACATCCAAGAAAAAAGGAATCAGCTTGGTATTACAAATTTTATCGCTACTTTTATGCTATTAATGAGCTTCAGGATTATGATGCGGTAGCCATCTTCGATGCTGATATGCAAATTGTGAATAATATAATGCCTTATTTTGAAATTGCGGATGAAACTGAAAAAATTCTGATGCCAAATAATGATTATTCAAATCAGGAATATGATTGGCATCCTGATTATCCTTATCATGGAGCGGCTTCGCCTCCTTTACACTGCATGCCATTGTTTTTCAAACCTAAGATATTTAATAAGATTCCTTCAAGAATGCTTGAAGAGCCTGGTTCAGATATGTGTTCTTTGAATAATGCTTTAATTAATCTTAATATGATGAAAGATATTTTTGTTCTTTCGAATTCTCGTTGGGTTCAATCTCATTACTATCATGTAAAGTTAGCTAGAAGAAATATAAATAATAAGTGGTATTTGGGAGAGCATAGAGGAGGTGACCGAATCTTTTCCTTTCATAGAAGATGGTGGATAAAAAGTATCTGTGAAAAATATATTAATGGTGTTAAGGAGAGGGAAAATCAAGAGATTGCTTTCAATAATGTTAAGTTATTTTGGGAATTCACGAAATATTTTAATACTGAACTTTATCATAAGATAGATTGGAAAGAAGATTGGGATTTTCCCCAGAATTTAAAATTAATCTTTTAATTATGAATCCTGAATTCAAAAAATTTAGCAGTCATGAGCAAGTTTGGAAAGGAAATCAGTTTCTTTTTAATCCACGTGGCAGAGATAGAACACGTTTTGATTTAATAAAGTGGAATGATATAAAAGGAAAATCTGTTTTGGATTTGGGTTGCAATAATGGTTTAATAGCCTTAGAAGCAAAACGCAGAGGTGCGAGTAAGGTTTTGGGAGTTGATATTCTTGATTCTGTCCAAGCTGCAGAAGCCTTGGCAAAAGAAGAGGGATTAGATGTTGAGTTTTGGCAGACGGATATAGAAAGCAAAGAATTCAAGAATTTCTGTCCAAAGTTTGATGTGGTCTTTTTTTGTGCTGTCTTATCACATCTAAAGAATGGAAAGGAAATGATAGATTGGATAGATAGGCATACCCGGGAAGTTTTGTATTTCGAAACTAATTCATTTCATGATGTAAAAAAACAATTTGAAGAAGTAAGAGATAATACTTCTTTTCATGATTATAAGTACTTAGGCAAGAGCGGGAATAAAAGAGGTCCAAAAGAAGCTTATTCTTTCTTTCGTTGTTCCCGAGATAAGAGAGATACTCGACAATGTTTTAGAGGTAAAGAGGTTCATTTTATAAATTTGGATAGGATTCCAGCTCCTAAAGGAGGAAAACTTCGAAATGAATGGGATGACATATTGAGAACAAAAGTTGATAGATTAAAAAAGAAAATTCAAAAATTGGGAATTAGACAACCCTTAATTTGTCAATCTTGCGAAAGGGGAAAATTTAAATTTAGAGGGATAGAAGGAGGACATAGATTTTTGGCAGCAAAAGAATTGGGATATAAATCAGTTCCCTATATCATAGCAAGTCGTGAGGAAATCTTAAAAGAGAAAGAAAAAGAAAAAAATGATTGATGATTTTAAAACTCGAAAATTAACCGATTATTTAAAAGATGGCCAAAAAGTGTTAATTCGCTGGGGCCATGGATTTGGAGACCTTTTAATGTGGTTGGGTGCTTATGAGAAACTGAAAAAAGATTATCCAAAAATTGATTTTCATCTGTATGTTGAAAGTGGGCAAGAAGAAATATGGGGTGATGAAAAAAATAAAGATTCTCAGGATTATGATTTGATATTTAGTTTGAATTTTCCCATGGCTGAAGGTTCGGAAGAAACAAAATTAGAAAAGTGTTGTAGAGAAGAAATGGGAATTGAACCTCCAAATCTAGAAGTTATAGATTTACCAAAATTCGAAAGTCCTTTTGTAGCTTGTCATTTCATGGGAACAGCTTTGCCAAATTCAGTAAATTGTCCTGAAGAAATTGCAAAACAAATATGGCAAGAAATCAAGGAATTTGGAAAGATTCCGATTGAAGTTCATTTTGAACATTGTTGGCACAATCCTAAAAATAAAAAATATGACTTTATTGATAATTCAGTCAGGGGTTGTCAAGCTAAGATTTCCAGTTTAATTGGTTTAATCCAACATAGTTTTGCTGCTATCACAGTTGCTTCAGGGCCATTTGTGGTAGCTTTATCTGTGATGCCCGAAAGATTGTTATATCTTGAAAAGCTACATCCTTTAAAAACTTATACTAGAAAGAGTATTCCAAAAATAGATATCAATAATTTTAAGAAAGGACAAGTGAAAGAATTCTTAAAAAATTTAAAATGAAACTTTTAACTATTTTAATTCTATCCTCTAATCGATATGAACTTCTTGAAACCACTATTTCCTCCTTGCTTGAAACTCTAACCTATCCCTATTGGGAAATGATAATTTACAATCATGATAAAACTATTGGGGAAGGCAGAGCCTTCTTATTAAATAAAATAAAAGGGGAGTATGTTTTAGAGTGCGAGGATGACTGGTTATTTTTAGAAAAAGGAAATTGGGTTCAGGACGCTATAGAAATTTTAGATAATCATCCTGAAGTTGGCATGGTGAGATTAAGAAAAAAGGGTGATGGTCAGACTAATGTAAGATATTTAGAGAAAATTAAGAGAGGTTTCATCACAGGTGGACATTGGACCCATAATCCTCATATAATCAGAAGGAGCACTCTACTTAAACTTCGTAAAGATGCAGGAGATTTTCAGAGTATGGAGTGCGAACGTCGATTCTCTGTCGCTTTTAAGGGTTTTAAGACAGCTGTTCTTGATTATGAGAAAAATGGAGTCTGTATTCATATCGGCGACAGCAGGAGTCGGAAAAAAGGACAATATGAGAATTGGTTAAAATGGAAGTCGAATAAAAGACAATTTGAAGATTGGTTGAGATGGAAGTCTAAAACTAAAAAAGATTTTCAATATAAAGATTATTTGAAGAAGCAATTCTATGAAAAAGAGTAAATTTGCATTTTTAACAGGAGCTTCTAAAAGTTATTTAGCTGGTTTGAATGCTTTATTGAATAGTTTGGAGGTTCATAGCCATAAGGAAGATTTCCTTCTGGTTTCTTTTGATATTCCTGAAGATTATTTAAAGAAAGCTCAGGAAACTTTTAGTTTTAATATTCGAATATTTAAACCAAGGATAAATCATCAAGTCCAAGGAACCGCTATTGAAAGATTTCGGATAGCTTATGAAATTGGAAAAGAGTATGATGCTGTATGCTTGTTAGATGCCGATATGTTCTTTGTTAATGATGTAGCAAGATTTTTTTTAGCTGCTTCCAAAGGATTGATAATTGTTGGAAGTAATGGGATGCACATTTCATTTACTAAAAAACATCAAGAGATTTATAAATGTGATTTGGGAGTTGAGGAATATCCTCATTATTTAATTCATACTACTGCTCCTATTTTTTTGAGTCCACAAGATTTAGATTGGTTTAGTGCCCTTTATAAATCTAAGCGAGTAGATAGTTTTGATGATTTTTTATATCTAAATATTTTAGGGATTAAGATGAGGAAAACTGAAAAAATGATTTGCATGCCTCCTTATCTTTTTTCCCAGATTCATCACTTTGGGGTCAAACCTAATACCAGAATAATAAAAAAGAATGGAGTATTATTAAGTGAAACAGAAGAAAGGATAGCAGTTGTGCATGGAAAATGGTTTGATAAGAATTGGTATACTGGACTTATGGTGCCTATGAGTGGCTACTTCAAGGATAACGAATTAGGCAAATTACATGAAAGAAGAGCTTTGGAATCTAGAGAAACGATTCTTAATGAATTTTTAAAATATTGTTATTTAAGTAAACTTGATTTGAGAAATTTTATGAAAGTGAAATGGCTTGAAGAAAAATTAGAAAGGTTGACCCACTAGATAACTAGATTTAATATAAGAAAAAAAAGAGATTTCCATTTAGAGCTTATTTTTGGGTGGAAGAATCACCCACTGGGTGGAAGTTTCTCTTAGGGAATCTCTTCTTCCATCCAGAAATGGGCTCTTAAATGCCCATTTTTATTTAATCTTTACTATGGCTATATCTCAACCCAAAGCTTCAGATAAACTTAATGCTCCAGACCATGCTTTGCTTCATAGGATAATTGCTGCGGATTCTTCCGCTCCTGTAAAAAGCCTGATAGTAGACTCATTAGGTCGAGTTGGTATTGGAACAGAAACCCCGAATGTTGCTTTGGAAGTTGTTGGTGCAATATCTGCTTCTGGAATTATCTCTGGTTCTAATATAAATGATTCAAATTGGAATGATGCTTATTCCAAGAGAGTAGATTCTTGGACAGCCCCTTTGGATTTGACTTCAAATGTTGCTTCGATTCAAAAAGCTAATAGTACTACTGATGGTTATTTATCATCTGCGGATTGGAATTCATTTAATGGAAAACAAGAAGTTCTCTGGGACAGGTCAGATAGCACTCTAACCCCCCACACTGCTAACGATAGTATAGATTTAGGTTCAGGCAATTTTACCACCACAGGCACAGGGACATTTGGGGACATCTCAACAATAGAAATAAGCTCTCCTCTAACAGATAGCGATGCTTATGAGATTTTAGCACTTCCATTTGAAAATTACTTTCAGACTACAAATGTAATACCAAGTGTCATTCCTGATAGTTTTAGAGGAGAAATAGAAATGCTGACAGGAGCTGAAGCAGGAAATAGATTTACCGTTGTGAGTGCTATAGACGCAGGAGATAATGATGTTATAGAGCTTAACAGTGTTGAAGGTCTGTCGGTTGGTGATACATTTAAGTTCCTAAATGTAGGGGCAAGATTTATTATTAACAAGGATGAGATTTTGTTAGAAGACGGGGCGATAACAGGAGATACAGTGACAGGAGATATAGTGACAGGAAATACGGTAATTGGGAGTGTTTTCAAGATGCCAGATGCGATAGCAACTGGAGCTCTCTGTGTGTCATTTGGGACATCAGATGTAAGCGGGGATTATGCAATGGCTGTAGGTTCGGGTGCGATAGCATCAGCAGAAAATAGCTTTGCAACGGGGACAAGCACGGCAGGAGGGGCGAGTTCAACCGCACTTGGAGACTCAACTGCTTCTGGAAATAGATCTTTTGCTGCGGGACAAGGGAGAGCAACAGCGAATTACGCAGCAGCTTGGGGAGCTTCCTCATCTGCGGAAGCACCATATGCAACCGCTTGGGGTTGGCAGTCAAAAGCAACAGCTCAGTCCGCAACTGCTTTTGGTGGTAAAGTTCTTGCGGAAGGGCAGGGTGCTTTTGCTTCTGGATATAGCGAAGACCACGATGATTTTTATTTGGTTGCTGGAAGTGAAGTAGGTCATAAAGGGGCAATCGCTCTGGGTTATGTCTCATCGGGACACACTCTAAAAGCTTTGGGATTGGGGGCAATCGCAATGGGTCAGGATGTCAATGCTACAGCAGATAACGCCCTTGGCTTTGGATTAGGTTTTACAAACAATACAGCGGAGAGTTTGGCAATTGGTTTTGGTCAGGTAGATTTGCTGGTAGAAAGTGGTTTAATTACTTTCCCAAACAATGCTTCTTTGAATATGGGGTCAGGCAACCTTATAACCACAGGCACAGGAAGGTTTGACAGCGGGCTTCTTGATTCAAGCGATAGGATTTCAGTTGATTTAAACAATAGGCAGTTAAAGGATACATCAGGGGATATAAATGTCAGCTGGCAGTGGAAATACCTTTATGGTTATTCGGGTTATCATGTTGTTGACTGGGGAAGTCTTTATCTTAAAGATGATTCAGACTATCTCAGTGTTGATTGGGGAAATAGACAATTAGCAGACAGCTCTGGCTTACAGAGACTTGACTGGGAAAACCTGTTATTAACAGACGGTTCAGATGCTTTGTCTCTTAACTGGTCATCAAGGGAGTTATATGCCAATGATGGTTCAGATATTATTTTAAGTTGGAACACACCGGGATTAGCTGATTTTGGTGACACTGACCTGAAAACAACAGGCACAGCGGCATTTGGCACTGCTGGAAGTCAAGGTGATGTTCCTTTACAACTTCTTGGAGGACAAACAGGCGCTCTTACTCAACTGCGTCTGGGAATGTATGATACTGGGTTTGGACTTCAGCTTGGCGGGATTTCTGTGCCGCATCCTGTGGCTGGCGAGGAAGATATAAATCTTATAAACATAGCGGCTCTGATGGACGAAGTCCATTTCATGTGGGGAGGAGGATATGGAAATGCCCCAACCTCGCACGAGTTTCTCACTTCTCCAAACTGGACAACAGTTCAGGGAATACTCAGATATGTAATAGATAAAGACGGAAACCATTATTTTGGCGATGGCGGAACTACAAATTATCTTCAAATAGCGGCAGACGGCGAGCTCTCCCTTCACGGAACGGCGAAAGTTAGAAAAAATATTGAGATAGCTATTGGCTCAATTAAACCTCCAGCAACTCATCCTGCTTCTTGGGTTGATTTAGGAATTGCGGGGGCGTGGGAGTTTTCCGACGGAACTACTGAAACTGTTATTTTAGAGATGCCTCTGCCTCTTGATATTGACAGAACAGAAGATGTTGTTGTTGACATAGGATGGGCAAGTCCTTCAACTTCCGCAAACTGCGTCTGGGAAACGAGTTATTTATTAAGAAGCGAAGATGAAGCAATAGACGCAGCAGCAGATGACACATTACAAGAAATAGCTGGTTCAAGCTCAACTGCAGAGGGTTTGGTTAAAACAAGTTTCACAATTCCCGCTGCTGATATTTCAGATACCGATTTGCTCTTAATCCTAAAACTTGAAAGAATTGGCGGCAACGCAAATGATACATTGGAAGATGTTGCTCACTTAACTGCTATGAATTTTAATTATGTGAGCAATAAATTGGGGGAGGCAACAGAATAAAAGGTCAATAAACAATAATAGATTAAGAAATATGGCAAAAAAAATTACAAAAATTGATGACAAAACTATAGAAGTCATAGAAACTACTGAAAGAAAGCGAAGATATAGAAAAGAACAATTAGAAATGTTGAAGCAGGGTTTTCAGAAAAGATTGGCGGAAATAGATGAGCTTTTAAAAGAGTTTAAGTAAAATGTCAAATTCTAATTCTGAAAGATATATCAAATATAGTTCTGCTTATCATACATATTCAGATAAAAATGTTCGGTATGATGGCTATATTCCGATTTTTCGTCTTCCAAAAGGAAGAACAGAACTTTCTACTAAAGAAGGAAGAACGATTTTAGTATCAAAATATTGTGCTCAAATAGATAGAACCAGACTTTCTACTCAGGAAAAAAGGATAAGATTAATGACTAAAGAAGAAAAGGCTAAATTATTTACAAAACCTGGAAGAATTAGGTTGAACACTTGACCTTAACTGATTTAGATTTTATATTGAATTAATAAGTTAATTTATTATGTGGCATCGCTTTGTGCCAGTTTCATCTAAAAAGAAGATGAAATAAAGTCCAACTACTCATAGTGACAAAAGAACTATTTTGCAAATACTCCAAGCTCCAACAGAATCTAGTGTTTTAAGTGAACTTACTTATCTTGCTTCAGATGTGAATGCTGGCAGTTCTTCAATTACTGTGGTTAATTCACAAGGATTTTCTGATACCAGCGGAGAGGAAGATTATATTGTAATTGGTAGGTTGGGTGATGAGAAAACTGAATTAAAACAAATTAAGACTGATGGAATATCCAATAATACCATCGAGTTGAATAGCAGTTTGGGATTTGCTCATTCCAAAGATACTCAAATTCAAAAGATTTTGTATAATCAGAGAAGATTCTACCGTGCAACTTCAAAGACTGGACAATATTCTCTTCTGGGAACCAAAGACATTGAAGTTGATAGGCCAGATGGGACTTTTTACGAGGATGTAAGTGGGACTTCTTCAAGTTGGTATAAAGCTACTTATTATAGTACAATAGATAATGAAGAGACTAGTAAAGATGATGCTGTTGCTACTCAAGCAGCGGAATCTGACCATTATACTTCTATAGATTCCATAAGAAAACAGGCTGGTTTTGAAGAAGCTTATGGGATATCAGATGAAAGTATTTCAGATTTTAGAGATTTGGCGGAAAATGAGTTTGAATCTGCAATTGCTGGGGTGTATAGTTTGCCCTTAAGTCCCAAACCCAAATTAGGAAAACAGATTGTAGAATTGTTATCTGCTGGTAATTTGATAGCTAAGGAATATGGAATGGAAGCAGATATTGAAATATCGAAATCTGGTCAGAGAATGATAGAAAAGGCTTGGAGTCTGATTAATAAAATAGTGGATGGGACTTTGAAATTAGTGGATGATGATGGCAATGTTATAGGAACTCAGGGAAGTATTAGATTTGTTTCGGGAAGTAATGTTTATGAACAAGCTGCCGATAAAGGAGAATTATTCAATATTGGAGACGAACCTTCAATTGTATTTAAAGATCCAGATTTACCAACTTCTTAATGACTTATCCTGATATTAAAATAAAAATAGAAGGAGATGATAAATTAAGGGTGCAATTTCAAAGGTTTAGTGATAGTTTAGGAGACCTTAAAACACCTCTTGTGAAATCAGCAGAGTTCATGAGAAGAGAGGCAATTGAAAATTTTGCTCAAAGAGGTGAAAAGATGCAATCTGGAGGCTGGCCTGATTTAAAAGATATAACAAAAAGAATTAAATTGAAGGAAGTAGGATTTGTCTATCCCATGATGGTAAGAACAGGAAGATTAAAAAGAAGTTTTTATATACGAGGACCCGAGATAAGCAGGAACAGTGGCTGGGTGGAAGTCTATAATCCTGTTTCTTATGCAATGTATCATCAGAAGGGAACTAGTCGGATGCCCAAAAGGATACTTTTAAAATTTCAGAAGAGACAAAAATCAGGAATTAGGAGAATTTTTCAGGATTGGATAAGAGAACAAATTAAAAAAGATTTTAAGTAGTATGTTTTCGAGTTGTGAAAAAATCAGAGATTTAATAAAAGATTCGTTAGGAGATACATTTAAAGATTATTTTATAGATGAACCTGGATTGGTTCCTACTTCAGAATTGCCCGCTTTATGTGTAGCACCTATATCTACCAGCATAGATATTCTTGATAATCAGAGAGACCAATATACTTTTACAATAGATGTTTTAGTAATTATCGATGCCAGGATTGAACTCAAAAAATTTAAGAAAGAAATAATAGGAAGCAGATACCTGACTGAAATTATGGAAGGAAAAGATAGTTCTGGCAATCTGAGACCAAAGACTATTTTGTATATACTTAGAAATAATCTTAGATTAGATAAGAATTGGTATATTAGGAATGCTGGCAGTATAGAATATGGAATGAGAGCCAGGACTACGGAATTGGGTGAACAATTTGTGACTAAAGAGAGTACTTTGAGATTAGAAGTTATTAGAATTCAAAATAGACCATAATATGGAAAAAAAAAGAGATTTTCGATGTAAAGGCAAAAATAAAAAAAATCGAGATTGTAATCAATTACTTTTCAGATATTATTTAGAAGGAAATAAAGTGAATATAGTAGTTAAATGTCCAAATTGTAATTCTTTCAATTTTTTTACAATTAATTGCAATCCAGAAATTAAAGAGATCCCAAGTAAAGGTCGTAAGCCTAAATAAAAAGAATTTCAATTATGAGTGTTTCAATTGGAAGACGTGGTTGGGTAGGAGTTAATCTTGAAACTTCTGCAGGAACGGGGGGCGATACTCCCAAAAAGTATCTTCCGTATACTTCACAAAGCCTTCATAACGTAGTAGAAGTTTTAGATGATGAAGCAGCTAAGGGAATCAGAGAGAGAGCTTGGGGTTCGGTAGTTGCGAGAGAGAGAGGTGAAGGAGATATTACTATCCTTTTGGATGCGAAGAATGCCCCTTATTTATTATTTCCAGCCTTGGGGACTGGAACAGTTACAGGAGTTCAGCAAGAGAGTAATGTCTATCTTCATAAATTTACTCGTAAAGCTTCAAATCCACCGAGAACTCTTTGCTTAAATGTTTATGATACGGCTGAGAAAACTACAGGTGGAGAAAATATTCGAAAATATCATTACGGTACGGTAAATACCGCTGAGATTAGTTTTAGCGATGGTTGGGTTGAATTGACTGCTGGGATATTAAGCAAAAAACCTGTAGCTGGTGCTGGAACTTTAGACATAACCGAGGAGAATGTATTGGCTTTTAAGGATGCAAATATCTATTTCGGAGATACTTTGAGTTCGGCTGCAAAGAGTACTCCCAAAAAACTTACTGCTTTTACACTTACAATTAACAATAATGCCGAGGCACAGTATGTTTCGGGTTCTACTTCTCCAGCCCAAATTTCAATGGGGCAACTTGAGATAGGTGGAGATTACACTCTTTTCTTCGAGGATACAACAGAGCAGGCAGCTCATGAAAACCAAACTCACAGAGCGATGATAGTTTCTTTCATAGGTGAGGAAATAGGTAACAGCTCAAGGGAAGAAATTCGAATTAAAATCCCAAGTTTCCATTTAACTGATAGAGGAATAGATACTTCTCCAGAAGGATTTGTTACTGAAAATCCAACTTTTGTTGTAGATTATGACCCAGATTTCGGAAGCATAGAAATAGAAGTTAGAAATACCGAAGACCACTATGAAGGGGAAACTTATATTACATCCTTATCTAGTTCTTCTTGTTCTTCTAGTGAATCTTCATCCAGTTCAGTATCTCCCTCAAGTTCGAGTTCAAGTTCTTGGTCCCAACCATAGAATCTAAGTTGAAGGTTAGTTAAAAACCATGACAAATGTAGAACTAAAAGATATTCGTGGAGTTTTTGAGTTAACTCTTCCATCTTTTCCAAAAAGCAAGATTGAAATGTATGATGGTTTGCTTTTTGGTCAGATGAAACAAATTGGCAAAGCTAAAGATGATTTTGATAGGGGGATTCTAGTCTTGCAACATATAATCAAGAGCTGGAATTTTGTTGATAAAGAAGGGAAAGAATTAGAGGTTAACGAAAAGACCCTGAATCAGTTTCCTCTTCAAGACCTGAAAATAATGATGGATAAAGCCAATGAGATTTTAGAGAAGAACTTAAAAAAAAACGAGAAAACCTCAAAAAAGTAATAGTAGCACTTCAGGGAAAAACCATCTCTGAAGTGCCTTTTGAATGGATTGAGTATCAATTATGTAAAAAGTTTTCTTGCCTTCCTTCTGATTTGAGTAATCAATCTTGGGAAAAAATTAGTCATTTTCTAAGTTTTATCAATTTGGAAGCTGAGGAAGAGAAGAGAGCTCAAAGAAAGGCAATGGCTAAACAAAAGAGATTTTCTGGAAAATATGCCAGAGGAAATTAAAGTAACAATTCAATTAAGTGTTAAGGGGAAAGAAGAAAAGGAAAAGCTGATTAAAAATCTTGCGAATCTTGGGAAACAAACCAAAAAATCCAGTCAAGGAGTTTCGAAGTCTCTCATGAAGACTAGTAAGACTTTTAACTCTCTTTCCAAAGCTCAAGATAAAACTGCTAAAGTAGCTACTAGGTTTGCTCAAAATTGGAGTACTTCTTTCAAAGATGCATATAATCATATAAACAGATTGGAAACTGGTACGAAAAAAGTCGCCAAGGGAATAGGTTATCAATTAACCTTTATTGCTTGGCATTTTAGATATTTAGGAAATATTTTTAGTAAGATCAGTAGACAATGGAGAAGAGTAGTAAAAGAAAGTATTGATGTTGCAGCTGAATTACAGGAATCATTTTTATCAATTGAAGTGGCAGCAGCGGCATATGGAAGAGATACTGAAGAAGCAACGAAACTTGCTCAGGAACTGGCTTTGAAAGGCTTGATGCCTTTAACAGATGCGGCAAATGCAGTTAAGAATTTATATATTACTGGTTTAGGTTTTCCAGAAGCAAGAAAATTCATTTATAGATTTCTGGATGTAGCTTTTCTGACCACAAGTGAAATGGACGATATGACCAAGGCATTGACGGCTCTGTCAGAAAGAATTTTAAAGGGAACTTCAATTGCTGCTGGCAACACTACCGCTCTTATGCTCTGGAATGAGACTGATAGGCGGTTGAAAAAAGAGCTTGGACTTACAATAAACCAACTCTCAAAAAAGCAGAAAGCATTGGCAATTTTAAAAACTATTGAGGAAAAATATGCTTATACAGTTGGCTATCATGAAATAGAAGAAGAAACTTTAAGAGCTACTTTGAACAAATTGAGAACTTCAATTCAACTTTTGAAAAATGTTTATGGAGAAGCTTTAGCTCCTGTTCTGGGGGTGGTTGCTAATGCTCTCAGGAAAATAACTGAAATAGTTCTGGATTTAGTGCCTAAAATAAACACCACCGTGGCATTAATTACTATTCTGGGCATTGCTATTACTACCTTAATAGGCAAAATTTCTTTCGGAATAGGTATCTTAATTTCTTTTTTTAATATTCTTAAAGGACTGAGTGCTATAGTAGGTGTGGCTGCTTTTTCCTTTTCAAAATTAGCTTTGGCTGCTTTGGGAATTAGTGCTGTTTTAACTGCTGGGACTTATCTGGTTTTGAAATATACTGGAGTCTGGGACAAGATGGCAAAGAGCATGGATAATATCAAAAAAAGAATTGCTGATATCAAGAGTGGATTTAAAGGTCTGGCGGAAACTCAAGAAGATGGAATGGGAATAGATGAAGATAGAAGAGTGGCTCATGAAAGAGCAGTTGAGGATATTATGGAAGATTTAGAAAGAGAAAGAAGTAAAGGTTTGTGGGCAAATCAGATGACAATTAAGGATTTGGAAAAGAGATTAAGAAGAGAAAATGAAGATTGGGAGAGGTATTTAGCAGATAGAGAAAAACAAGGAAAAGAAGAAGGAGGGATTTTTAAGAATTTAATGGACAATTTAGAAAATTTGGGGGAAGCAGTTGATGCTCAAACTGAAAAAATGAAGAATGCTTGGGAGAAATGGAAAGATTGGTTAAAAGGTTGGCAAAAAGATTTAACCGATCCTGTATTTTGGGAGTTTTTTTGGAGAGAGTTGGGCCTTACCTTCGAGAAAATCGGTAAATGGTGTTGGGATAATTTTATCAAATATTTGTTAGATCCAGTTTTTTGGACTGCGTTATTCAGTGAAATCGGAAAAAATGTTTGGAATTTGGGAAAATTTATTCTTGAGACTTTTCATGCTGCACTAATGGGCTTAACTACAGTATTAGGAGAAGCACTTACTGATGCATTATATGATCCTATAACCAAATTTGTTACTTGGTTCAGGGATAAATTGAATAACTTGATTTCTTTAGTCAACAGAACTATAGCAAGAATCAGTAGAATTCGAGGAATGGGATGGATAAGAACTATACCTGAATTAGGGCCTCTCCCTTGGGAAGGAATGGGCAGAAGGGAATTAGAAGAAGCTTCAAGAGGTGTAAAGAAGGGTGGAGGAACTTGGCAAAAAATAGTCTCAAGTCTCTTATGGTCGCAACTTGGATTTTCGCCGTTTCAGTTCGGTGGTATAGTTCCAGGGATTAGAGGTCAAGCAGTTCCAATAATAGCTCACGGAGGAGAAAGAATAATTCCAGCGGGGGAAACTAGAGGCGGAGAAAATGTCACAATTAACATGTACAATACTGTCAGAAATGACAATGATATAAGGGAAATAGCCAGACAAGTTAGTCAGGTTCTTGGTCAGAGGCAAAGATGGACTAAACTTGGTGGATAAGAACCCAGGTTCAAAATTATGTCTAGTATAAAAAATATTTCATTTAATGCTTATAGCCTGCAAGATACCTCAAACAAAGAAAAACAGAGACTTACCAGAGATATTCATTACAGGCAACTTCCAGATAAAGTAATTAATTTAAGACAGCAATCTGTCAGGGATTCTTTTGATATAAAAAATATAAGATATTCCCAAAAAATAATAACTGCTTCTGGTTGGCTTATTTCTGACTCTGAAACCCATCTCAGAACGCTCAGAGACGAGTTTATGGACGCTCTGAGGGCTAAAGAGGGCAATCTTGATATAACTGACGACTCGGGCACTATTCGCTTCACAGCAACCGTTCAGGCTATAGATATCCCAGAGGAATTTTGGAATATAACTCAGTTACCATTTACAATTGAATTTTTGTGTGAGCCATTCGGAAAAGCGACTACTTCTGATACTTCTAATAGTTGGAGGAACATAACTTCTAATACCACGAAGACTTTCTCGATTACTGGAACTTATAATGCAAAACCAATAATAACAATGACTGTGAATTCTGAAACGAATATGACAGTGTTTAAACTGACTAATACTTCCACTGGAGATTGGATTCAGGTTGAAGCTGATTTCAATACCAGCAATAAGGACACTTTGGTAATAAATTCAATTGATGAGACCGTTAAGTTGAATGGTGCTGATCAAGATTTCACAGGAGTATTTTTTGAATTATGTCCAAATACAAATAATTTAAAGATAGAAATCATGGCCGATGCATTCAATATAGACTTAGCTATTGAATATTGGCCCACTTATTTATAATGCCTTATAATCCCAAAAATAATTGGATTGTTGATTCAGGTTATTATGGAAATCTTAATGCCTCTTTTCCAAAGAGATCTTTTAGATTTACTGCTCAAAATTCAAAAGAGGTTTCTTCTATTTTTATTAGCACTTATAATCTAAAAGGAACTTCTCCTACTTATGAGGTAGGGATTTGGGATGATAGCGGTGGAGAACCAAATACTCTTTTAGCTTCTTCTACTACGCAGCTTCCAGATGATGATTGGTTAGAAGTAAGCATACCCAATATAGGAATTACAAAAGGAGATGTTTATCATGTAGTGATTGCATATTTCTCTGGAACTATTGATGATAATAATTATGCGACCTTGAGATATGTAGGACCAGGTCATACAACTATTCCTTATGATTGTGATTCCTCGGATACTCAACAAAAAGTTCTCTATTATTCCGATGGGACTAGTAGTTGGAATGAATATAGCAATGCTAGTCCTTGTTTTGTTTTAAAATTCTCTGATGGGAGTTCAGAAGGTTTTCCTTATGATCGTACTAGTTCAATTGGGATAAATGGCAGTTATTGGAAAGGTCAATTTCATACAACAGAAACTGGTTTTGGTACGGAAATTAGTACTTTCGGAGCTTATATCAAAAAATCAACAGCAAGTAATCCAGCAGATGATTTATATTATGAAATAAGAGATGACGAAGAAAATATTCTAAGAAATGGAACTCTTGTAACTGCTACAACTGTAACCGAGAATTATGCTTGGTATGATGCTACTTTATCTAGCAATTTAATTCTTAAAGCAAATACCACTTATAGATTTGTTGTTAATTCTCCTAATTCAGATTCTACAGATTACTATATTATCAGGAGAAATTATACTCCAGGAGGCGATTCTGCTGAAGCTCAGACATATTTTAATATCAATAGTCGATATTGTTATTCCAATGATAGTGGTAGTACTTGGTATGCAGATGGTAGTAGAGATTTGTCTTTCAGATGTACTTTGGAAAGTACAAGCTCTTCTTCAAGTTCTTTCTCTTCTTCCTCATTTAGCTCAAGTAGTGCAAGTTGTAATGAATATCCAAATTCCAATCTTTTTAGAGTGGATGCAGATTATTACACTTCCCTAAAATATACAGATCAAAAATGGGCATTTAGATTTACAGCTCAGAATTCAGGCCAGGTTTCCAAGGCTTATGTTTATATAGAAAAAGTTGAAGGTGATTTTCATCCCACATATCGTCTGGGAATTCAGGCTGATGATGGTGCGGGTAATCCTGATGGAACATGGCTGGCTTCTGATTTAATACAATTCACAGAAATAGGTTGGTGGTGGGTTCCTCTAGATGCCCAATTAACTGCAGGCAATATTTATTACATAGTAATTGAATATCATGATGGGGCTGTTAGCGAAACAGATTATGCTGCCTGGTTAACTATTAAACCGAATAATTTGATGATTCCAAAGGGAAATACTGCCGATTCTCAACAATGCTATAAACATTACAAGGAGGGAAGTTGGAACTGGTATTTTCCCGACCATCAGGGGATTTATGCAATAGAATATTCAGATGGAACCTATGAAGGTCAACCCTATGGTGATAATTGGGCATATATCTCTCAAAATTGGACACACAGTCAGATATTTCAAACAGAATCTTTTTACCGAGTAATAAATTCAATTGCGGTTCGAGTATCAACTAATTATGAATCTTCTGCTCCCCCAGAAGACCATCTCTATTATGAAATTAGAGACCATAATGAGAATGTTTTAAGGAGTGGGATTTTATGTGATAAATCCGATGCTCCTCAACTTGCTAAATATAACTATTCTTGGAAATATGTAAGTTTCTCGGAATTACAATTAAATAAGAATGATACCTACAGAATAGTATTCAAGTCACCAAATACGACTCATACGAATAGATGGCATATCCAAGCCAATAATAGCAGAGATTCGTCTTTACCTCCTCTCACCGAAACCACTTACCAAGGCATATTGGGATATCGAGCCTATTCATCAGATGGAGGAATTACCTGGAGTCCCGAATATAGTTCAGATTTTACTTGGACAGCTTGTTATATTCCAGGAGCTTCAGTAAGTACTTCTTCTTCAAGCATAAGTAGCAGTTTTTCTAGTTCTTCCTCAAGTTCTTCTATTTCAAGTTTTTCGAGTTCCAGTTCTCAATCTGTTTCCAGCAGTTCCTCGAGTTTTTCCTCTTCCTCTTTAAGTTTTTCCAGTTCTTGCAGTAGCAGTTTTTCATATTCTGCTAGTTCGAAATCTTTTAGTTCTTCAAGTGAGTCTGTTAGTTCATCTAGTAGTAGTTCAAGTTTGTCAAGTTTGAGTTCCTCATGCTCATCAAAATCAAGTTCCTCCTCAATCTCTTTTAGTAGTTCCTCTTTTAGTTTCTCTTCCAGTTCTTCCAGTTCATGTAGTTCTTCATGGAGTTCAAGTTCTTTTTCTTTCAGTTCATCCTCTTTTAGTTCTTGTTCTTCTAGTCTTTCTTCTTCTTCCTTTAGTTTTTCTCTCTCCTCAAGCTCATCCAGTTCTCTTTCGAGTATCTCTATATCTTCTTCGTCCCTTTCTAAAAGTTCCTCAAGTTTTTCCTCTCATAGCATCTCTTCAAGTTCTAGCAGTAAAAGTACAACTCCAACGAAAAAAATTATTACAAAACTTTATGATAGAAACAATAAATATCAAAGGGTTTTAACCGAAGCCACTGATGAAATTTCTATCGAGAAGACTTTATATAGAGGGTCTGGTGCTGTTAATCTGATTCTGACCAATAAGATTGATGATTTGGCTGAGGATATTACTCTAAATAGTAAAATAAGAATATATTTTAGAAATAAATGGAGTAAGAACCCAGTTCTAGTTTATCATGGATATATTACTTCTATAGACCCAAGTATTGAAGCTGGCGAGGAAAGAACTTCTATTACTTGCTTAGGTGCTATTTCAAAACTTCAGAATGATTTTCTTCAACAAACGGGTGAATATTTAGCTTTCGAGGTGGAGAATGTTCCTATCCATACTCATATCAAAAAAATCTTAGATAATTATCGTTCTAGTATAAACGATACTTATGGAGATTATGACCCCTGTATGATAGAACCCACTACTTATTTTCCAGATGAGACAGGTGCGGGAGGTGATTCTAATTATGTAGAGGATACCTCTTCAGCCGGGAACATTCCTTATAGATATTTCACGATGAAACATCTCGAAGCGATTAAGGAAATCGGAAAATTCTTACCTAAAAATCAAGCTGCAGCTAACTACTGGTATTATTACTTAGGAGATGATGGAAAATTCTATCTTAAAAAGCTTTCGGCTAGTGCTGACCATACTTTGCAAATAAATAAGCACATTGATAATTTATCTTTAAGGAAGAATACTGAAGGTTTAATCAATACTGTCTATTTCTGGAATGAGCAGGGAAGAACTGGGGAGAAAGTGCTGACGACTGCTAAAGATACTGATTCTCAGAAATTATATGACAGGATTGCTGACAGAATAACCGATTCCAAAGTTTCTACTTATACTCAGGCTGATTTATTGGCTAAAGCCAGATTGAATGAAGCAAAAGATGTTAAATCCGAACTTACTATCACCGTTTCAGATGCCAATTATGATATTTTGAGCTTTAAACTGGGACAAACTGTTAATATTAGAGATACTAAAAAGGGCACCGATTTGTATCCAGATGATATTTTAGTTATTCAAAAAATTATTTTAACTCCCAATGAAGCAGTCTTAGAATTATCAAAACCAAGACCCGATTTAAGCACCCAAGTAGAAACTGATAGGGAATATATTGACAGGCAGTTAATTTGGTTTGGAGATATTATGACCAGAATTGATGCCTCAAGATTAGAACCTGGTGCTTTGCACTGGATAACTGAAGATATTAAATTTACTGCTCCTTCAAATGAGGAAATAAATTGGACAGGTGGGACTTTTCAGTTACCGAATGGAGTTGATAGAGTGATAGAATCTGGAAGTACTGGAACTATGGATTCTGATACTACTTATTATCTTTATTTGGATGAAAAGAATGTTTGGTGCGGAAAAGACAAAGATACTCCCTCTTCTCCAGAAGCAAGTGGAACAGGTTCAGTAAAAGCAGGAGAAAATAGTTTGGTGGACACTGGTGCTGATTGGAAAAAAGACCAATGGAAGGGTTATGTCCTCTGGGTGAACCCAGGTTCAAAGCCAGAAAAACATATTATCGCTCAGAATTATGAACATGAGATAATTGTTGAAGGACATGACCCATTCAATACAACTGATGAATCTTGTTCTTATGAGATATATAAACTAGTCTTAAGAAAAACTACTAAATTAAGTAAGAGAGGAGTTCAAGCAACTGCAGGTTCTTCTACTAGTTTAAGAGATAATGCTTTGAATGAAACAGATGATTTCTGGAATGGTTATGAATTAAAAATACTCTCAGGTGATAATATGGGACTTACAAGAACTGTAACTGATTTCAAAGCAAATATCAGAACTTTATATTTTGATGCTCTACCCTATCCTATTACTGAAGGTACTTGGTATGAATTATATCTGAATCCGGAGGGGCAGATATTAATAAGCACTGGAGCTAAAAATGAAAATACTGATGGTTCGGCAATTCAGAATCCAAAACAACTTGCAGTGGTTCCCGATTACCAATGGGAAGGATCGACTAGAGCCTGGGATGCATTAGATAGTTCCAATAATTTAACAACTGATTTGATTAATGATAGATTAGATACCTCTGCTAGATATATCAAAGGTGAATTTACTTTTACTGAATCAGGAGCATTAAAAATCGCAACTGATGCTAACAATGGTCTTTGGATTTCTCCAACTGGAATTTTGGCTAAGAAAGAAATTAATGGTGTTCCAACTAATACATTTACAGTTGATAATTTAGGGAATGCCACTTTTTCTGGGGATTTAACCGCAGCTACAGGGACATTCGGAGGGACTATTTTAGGAGGAGCTACAATCGTTGATACTATTGCTAGTTTAATAAGAGATAGGGCTAATGATGCTTTCCAAAAATCGAGTGATAATTCTGCTGATATTATTCAGGATCCTAACAACAGATTTGTCACTAGCAATGAAAAGATTGGAGCTAAACGAGCTTATTATGGTCTAGATGTTAATTATCAAATAACTAAAGGAATTGTTACCAATGATTTGGATAGTCGAAATTTGCCTTATTCAGGAGTTCGAATTGATCAAAGTGGAATTTTTGGACGAAGGAGTGGCAGTACAAGTTTCTTTATCAGCAGTACTGGAGATGCTTATTTTTCTGGTAAACTAGGAGCTTCTTCTGTGGAAGCTGGAAATTGGTTAAGATTTTTAGATTCATCCAATAGAGTTTCAGCTCATTTATATGCTAGTAATTATGATCTTTTGATTACAGGTGATCAATCTGTTTCCGATATTCTTATAAATAGTGGAAGTAGTGGTGCAATTGGTTTTTCTAGAGGAGGAGATGCAAAGGCTGTAATTGGTAATGAGGTAGAGATTGATACCATAATGGACATGCATGGTAATAGGATTAAAAATCTCGGGACTCCTTCTTATAGCACGGATGCGGCAACAAAAGCATATGTGGATAGTCAAGCTGGATTCTCTTGTTCGAACTTGAGTTCCTGTCAATTAAATGACTTAGGAACAGCAAATGGAAATTACAGCATGGGAGGTCACAGTATTACTAATATAAATTATCTTTATGCAAGAACTCTCTGTTTAAGTGGATATTGCAGGTCTACTTGGCCATCGGCTGAAAAGTTCTCCTGTTCAGATTTGAGTTCTTGTACTTTAGCAAATTTAAAAGACTGTTGGAAAAGTAATGGAGGATACCATATATGCGATTTGGGTGATATTTGGCCTGCTAGGGATGCATATTTTGAATTAGGTTATTCTTGGAGAAAATGGTATAAAGTTTGGAGAAAATATGAGGGTAGCTGTGCTTTACCTACAAACAATTCAGCTATCGATGTTTTAAAAAAAATCACAGATCCGAAAAAAAGAAAAGGTGAATATGGTTATCGTCATTATTTTGAGGATAATCAATTTCCAGATGAAATGAAAATGTTTGCCACCAGAGAAGGAGAGAAAACTGGCAAAGGTAAGAAAGAAATCGAACATGTTCAATCTTTGGGAGTTGTTATTCAGGCAGTTAGAGAACTTATTAAAAAGGTCGAATTTTTAGAAACCAAATTAAAGAATACTTGACCCTGTTGAAAGTATTGCTAAAATTAGATAATGAATAATTCAAATTGTCCAAATTCCAAAGATTGGAAGAGATTAAATGATGAAGTGGAGAGAATGAGGGAACACTTGGGAGTTCTGAATGAGGAGAGTGGGATTATGCAAACAGATATCAAATGGATTAAGACAGAAATCTCAAATCTAAAAGCCATAGTCCGAGGACTTGAAAAATGTTTGAACCAGCGACCCACATGGTTGTTTACACTTGTGTTAGGTGCTTTTTCCTCAATTTTGGTTGGTTTAATAGTATTCTTACTCACTCATTAATATGAATCTAGAAAAAAGAAGAGAAGAGCTTACAAGACAACTTGAACTCAAAGTAAACCAATTTCAAAGATTAGATAGCAATCGGAATGCTCTTTCTAATGAAATATTGGAATTAAGGGGGAAAATCCAGTTAATAAATGAATTGATATCAGAAAGAAAAAATGAAAAAGAGACGTCTCAAAATGAGAATTCCAAAGATAAATAAAGGTCATAGTAAGTTAAAATAGCTTAATTTTATGAAAACCTTAAATCTTGCATATTATTCTCTTCTGGCTCTGAATGGTCTAGCTTTTCTCCTGGAACTTTATGAATTGAATATATTTCTGGGGGTAATCCTGATTCTATATGGAGTTCGGAAAGCATCTGAAATTTTGTCAAAATAAGAAAATCCCGGGGGGATTAAGGAGGCCCGCTATGACACTGAAACAGGTTGAAATGGAGGGTGAAAAATTTCTCTATCGTGTAATTGTCAAGAGTGAAAAAGGAATTAGAGCTCTAATTGATCATATTCGCTTTTTTATGAAAATCAAAGGAGAAGGTGAAGAAATTGAGGTGATAATTCGTAAAATGAGGGACTCCTAAATAAAAAAGTCAAGGGCAATAAAATAGCTCTATTGCCCTTGACATCTTATTTGAAAAACCTTATAATTAAAGAATATGATACCTGCTGGGTTTTGCTATTTATGCCCCCAAGACCCAGCAGGTTAAGGGGGCATTTAATTATAAGTATTATGCCTTACAAAAACAAAGAAGATAAACGAAAAAAGAGAAGAGAATATTATCAGAAAAATAAAGAAAAATGTAGAGAGTATAATAAAGAATATTATCAGAAAAATAAAAAAAGAATTAATAGACAAGGACGACAATGGTATCAAAAAAATAGAGAGAGAATATTACAGCAATATTTGAAACATAAAAAAAGAAAAAACCGAAGAAGTGTAATATATCAAAGAGAACGAAGAAAAATAGATATAAGATTTCGTCTTGATAAAGATTTAGGGGCTCAAATTCGTCAGGCATTAAACAGGAATAAAGCAGGAAGAAAATGGGAAAGTTTAGTGGGATATACTTTAGAAGATTTAATGGAACGACTTGAGTTTAATTTTGATGAAAATATGAATTGGAATAATTATGGGAGTTATTGGAGTATCGATCACCGAAAACCAAAATCTTTATTTGGTTACAAAACCCCAAAAGACCAAGCATTTAAGGATTGTTGGAGTTTGGCAAATCTACAACCAATGGAGAAGATGGAAAATATAAGAAAAAGTAATCATTTTTAAATAAGGAGAGGGAGAAACGAAGACGCTACCCCCTTTAAAATCATTATTTTGCTTCCTCTCCTCTTATTTCTTATTGTAACAAAAAAAAGCCTTATATAGGGCTTTTTTTTGTTTTGGGTGCGAAGCCAACTGTATCCGCAACTATAACTTTCGCACCCACTATCCAACCTGAATATAAACCTCAGGCAGGCTTGTAGATTTAGGATAATCCTCTACTCCTTCTCACAATTTATCTGGTATCTGGGATAGACATTTACCAGAGTAGATGAGAAGCCATATTAAAATCTTATTTCTTATTTCCTTTTTTTGATATTTTCCTTTTTCTCTTTGGTAATCTTTTCCTTGGTAATCTTTTCTTTATTCTCTTCTTTTTCAATTTTATCCTTTTTTTCCTCCTTTTTAGGAATTTTTTCCTTCCGTTCTTTAGTTCTTTCAAGAAAGTTCTCAGCCTTTTCTACAGATTTAACTATAGTTTTTCCTCTAAATGATCTTCTTTTACCCTCATCATTTTCAAGAATTAGCATAATCTCTCCGTTGCTGACCATTGAAAAAAAATAATAGGGCATTTGAAAGGAAAGTCTAAGATTTTTTAGTCTGTCGCCTAATGTCTTTTTTTCTAATTCCATTTTACAAAATATATAATAAATGCATTCTTGATTACATGCAAAGCTAGATTGAGGAAATATTTCAGATTGAAATATTTTAGGTCTGCATTCAACTCGACCTTTAGTGAGTCTTTTTGGATATCCCACAATTTTGAACTTATTATGTCTTATTCATTTCTCTTTTTTAATCATTTGAATAATTTTATCAGCACATTTCTTGCATAAATAATAATCCACCTGCTTAAATTCAGATTCAATAGCTTTCTGTTGTGGATTAAAAACTGAAACCTTTTCTGAACTTATAAATCTAGAAAGCAAAGCACCCTGTTTTATTTCCTCTCCGCAAGAGTCACAGAATATTTTAAGAGGCATAGACTTCTTGCCAATCATATTGATTGGCTTTTACAACTTTATCACTTTTAATTGTAACAATTTGACCCTTCTTCAGAATCTCTTTGGTTCTGCTATTTAAACTGGGGTTCTCTCTTAATTTAAGTCTGGCTGTCGTTTTTACTTTTGAGCCTTCTGAAAATCCAACTTTTTCCAAGTATTTGATGGCAACCCAGCCTGAATTTTTAAAACTTGGATTCACAAGCTTCTTTCTGATATCCACCGCAGTCCAAGAATTAAATAGATAAGGCAACATATCCTTTCCAAAATACCCGATTCCCTTATCTCCCCATCTTTCAGACCAACTATTTATGAAATAAATATAATGTTTATCAAATCCAAAATAAGCGATAGCATGTCCGAACATTTTATCTTTTTCTTTTGGTGGCAATAGAGGCAGATGGGACCAGCCTTTTCTGGTTCCAATCATGCCCCCCAATACAATTTCATTCTGAAAGATTGCTTGTTTAAGCTCTTCCCAATCTGGTCTTACTTTAGCGTATCCTCCAATTTTCAATTGTTCAGCCATATCATAAGCTTCTCTTGGAATTTTAGTCCAATCCTTGAATTCATCTTTACTTAAAGAAGTGTCTGATGGAAAATCTTTTTCCAGTATCGCTCCATATTTATAAAGTACTTTCATGACTGCTCTCAAAAAAGTACCGTCTTCATTCAAACCATCTATCTTCTTACATAAAGCATATAGAGCTCTCGGAGAGATATCAATGAATCTTCCCTGGTCAATCAATTCCTGACTTTCTTTGACTTTGGAACCAGCGTAAGCACAACAGGCGGGCTGATTTCCCTGAGAATCAATTGGTATGGCAGATATATCTCGTTTATAGCTTTCTGGAATGTCAACTGATTCTTGAATAGAAGATAAAAGAACATCACGATTGTCATATGTATCTGGCAACAAACCAGAAAACTTTGGTATATTACTCATGATTTAATTTATTAGCTTTTGAATAATATCTTTTTTTGTCTAATTGAAGATATTCTTTGTAATCCTTTTCTTCTCTTATATTAAACCTTTTCCTTTTTTCAAGATCTTTTTTTTCATAGTTTCTTTTTCACAATCAAAACATATTGGCTTTCCCTTACTATCTATTCCAAACGATCCATAAATAGTTTTACCGCAATGGGCACAAATTGGATATACGAGGACTTCTATCTCCAGTTTTTTGCATAGTTCGATAAAACTTTCTTTATCTTCTTCCCAATAGTGTATCATGATATCGGTATTCTGGTCGGGTTTCCCTGCATAATCCATATCAATTATCTTAGCAAACCCCAATTCCTCGTTGCCAAAATCATCATTACGGATTATCCCTATAAGTGTTTTGTGTTCACCCACATTCTCATTGGGCATATACGGGTTGCTTCTCTTGCTCCAAAAATCCACCTCGAATATAATCTTATCACTTTTTCTATATATTTTCATTTTTTTGAACCTGGGTTCAATTGAAATTCCACCAAAAAACTTTGGAATTTATTCGTAATAATTTAGTAATTTGTTAACTTTTAAACCATGTCTTTTCTTATACAGTTGAAGATATTCTCCGTAATCTTTTCCTTTCCTTATATTAAACTCTTTCCTTATTTTTTTCAAGGTCTTTGTATATTTTATTCTAAGTTCTTTATTACTTTGATTGGACATAGTTCTCAACAATTCTTATATGCCGGCATTTAAAATCTTTCTTTCTTCTGTTCATAGAAAATGAGATGCAGTCACATTCCCAATGTCCGTCTTGATAAAAATCCACCCTATGGAAAGTTTTGGGATTTGATTTACTTCTAACCTTCCATGAGAAAATAGGCAATTTACCAAACTTCTGAGCCAATGTTTTGCTTGCAGTTTTCCCCATTTTTAAAACGGAATCTCATCTGGATTTATTTCTTCATCTTCAATTACAGGAATCTCGTCCTCATTTACAATTTCCTGAGTTTCTTCTTCTGATTCTTTAACTTTATTTATCTCAATAAAACCTCTGGGAGTCCCTGGAATTGGTTTATATTCCATTTCTAACAAATCTCCATATTCGAAATCAGCCATCTTTTGGACGAAGTGACTTAATTTCTTTTTGTTAGTTTCTGGGTCTATTCTAAAGATAGCAGTTTCATAGAATTTCTTTTTTCCATCTTCTTCGAAAATATATTTTACTTTCTCTTCTGGTTTCCCTGTTCTGAAATTGGTACTATTAATCACTTTATCTTCTATAAACTTAACGATATGCTTGCCAGTTCCTTTGAATTTTATAAATTCTTTTTCCTCTATCAGTCCTGCTCCTTTAGCTTTTTCCAGTATTTCTTTTGATTTAGTCATCTATTTTTTTATTTTAATTTTCTTAAGGATAGCGCTTTTTGAGGATTTTTTTAATCCTGGATGCCTTTTTAGCAAAATTGTATAAGCTTCTTCTTTATTCTTGGCTTTTGCTTGAAATTGAAAGGTCTTGTTCAAAGTTTTTAATTCCAATTCATAACTTTTCAGATTATCTTCTTGTTCAGGAGCTTCAAAATCTAATTCCACAGTCTCAGAATCATCTTTCTTTTTAAGAGTGTCTTCCATCAATCTCTTTGTAATTTTTTCAGTTTCCTCCGCTAACTTATCCACATCAGGAATTTCACTTTTTTGAGAATAAAGTTCGGCTATAGCCTTAAATACAGATTGTTTTACTATTCTCTGATCTTTAAGATAAAATGGATAATTTTGTTGTTCCATAAATATCTTAAGAGAATTTACCAGAGGAGTAAGAAGCTTTTTCTCTTTTAAGAAAAGAGCAAACTTCGGAGAAATAGAGAGATGTGTATTCATTTTTATTTTAATTTATTTTTTTAATTTAGAGCCGACCTTTTTTGCTATATAACCTATACTTTTTATCCCAGAGAATAATCCACAACTTGCAAGTCCAATCATAATTCCATATATAATCAATTCATCAATTCCAAAATTAAATCTGGACTTGGATAAAAAAATGAGTATGATACCAATAGCAATAGAAACCAATGGAATATATCTCTTTTCAAATTTCAGTCCCTTTTTCAGAGCCTCCGTAACTAGTGAAGTTAAAGTTATTAAGATGGGTATTGTAATAATCATGTTTTAATTTTCCTTCTTAAGAATCTTTGAGTTCTTCTAATTTCCTCATAAAGATTTTGGAATTCTTTTTTATCTTCATTCTTCTTTATAATCTGTCTAATTCTTTCCCGGCTAAGTCCAAAAATTCCACCTATTGATTGCAAAGAATACCCTCTTGCCCGGAAAATTAAGATTTTCTTAATTATTTTTGAACTCTTTTTTTTATTATTCATATTTCCATTTTAGCATTTTTGACTTAGCCTTGTCAATAGTTACCGACTTGCCTCATCAAATTTCTCTATTTCATTTATGGTAGAAGATTTTCCTTCAGCCTTCCTTATAATCTGAAAAACTTTAGTTCCGCAAACTGAACATTCTCCTCTAATGGCATTTCGGCCACTTTTCAGAGTAACATTTTCTGTATTTTTAGCTTCCTGCTTTTTTTGACACTTAACACAATATATCAACATTTTTTTGATTTTTTAGATTTATTCGACCTTTTTTCTTCTTTATTCATAATTATTTAATATAAATTCTTAATACCGCTGGAAATATCCAACTAAATATTCTTAATCCAATTCTACATCTCAAAGTATATTGTTCTTTCCAATCCTCTTTAGAGTATTTTATAGAGATTAAACTTTCACGAGGCTTTATTTCTAATTCAAGAGGCTTTGTCTTCAATTTTATTTCTTCTTTCATATCTTTTAATAGTTGCTAAAGAACCATTTGTAAAAACATTCCCAACAAATCCCAGAAGTGCTATCTGTTTCATTGTATGGCAGATTTTACAATCATAATAAAACATTTAGGAGGTAGTAAATCATAGTTTTTGTTTTGCTTTTTTAATGGCAATCTTCTTAATATTTTCACGAATATCCTTTTCTTCCAAAATACCTTTTTCTATGATTGTTTTGATTAGCCCATTTAATTTTGTTTCCATTCCATCTACAATCAATAATAAAACCCCAGTTCTTCTACTTAAATACTTATTATCAAATTCTTTATTTAACCATTCATCTTTTTTACTTTTCATAGTATCTTATTTTAATAATTGCTAACCGTAGATAACTTATTTCTTATCTACGATTCATTGATTTAATAATTGCTTAATATCTTTATAGTTATCTCATTAGATAGAAAGTAATCACAACAATTTCTCAGCTAAATCTTTAGCATTCTCATAACTACCAAAATGCCGTCTGTAAGTAGAGGCGTTTGGTAATCCTTTCTTTGTTTCAAGAATATATTGAGAAGGAAAACGATGAAATTTCCGATGATAATCTCTTAAAATCCTTAATAGAGTTTTATCTTCTAATCGTTTTTTTATTGAATTTCTTCTAATTCCTGCCATTTTTTTTGCGATATTAAAAGATGGAAACCAATATTCTATTGCCTTCCACAATCTATAATCTTTTTTCTTTAATTCTCTACTACTGATATTTCCTCCATTAGAAAGGGCGATTTCTCTTAATCTCTCCTTTATTTGAACATTACATCGTCCGCTCATATTGCGTTTCTGTATAGAGGCTCTTCTTCTGGCAGGTGATTTAAGAGAATTTTTAATTGCCTTCTTTAGGTTACCACTCCGCATTTCTATAGGATATTTTCTGTGATTTCGCCTCATCACCTTGCTTAATTTTTTGGAAAGAGAAGGAACACATAAGGGAGTTCCCATATTTAAACCAAATTTTTCTTTGTATTGCCGACTATTTATTCTATGAGCATTCTTAAGATGACTACCAAATAAAGCAAACCAACCACCACATATATGACATTGAATTTTATTTTTCTGAGTATCTAATAGAATTACACCCATAAAACCATAACCATTTTTTATTTCCTGAAAGGGAGGCTCTGGTTTATAAAGAGGAATTACTCTTTTTGGATAATTTTTAAGTTGTTCCATTAAAGTATTGCTCATATGTTTTATTTTTTTGGGTATTAAACATACAATTTATTCTCATCTCCCATTGCTCTAATGCTTCTTTTAATTTTTTTTCCGATATAGAATATCTAAAGTGTTTCTTTAATGTTTGAGATATTTCCTTTAAAGTTTGTCCACCTTTCATTGCTTCTAAAATTCCATAAATTGTGATTCTACTTCCTTTCAAGCAAAATGCTCCACCTTGAATAGCAGGGTTTGACTCAATCAATTCTTCATTATAAGAAGTTCCATTTGGCGTCTCCATTTGATTAACTATTTCTTTTCTTTTGCTAATGGTTCAAGTTCTTTAGGGATTGGCTTTACTTCTGGCTTAACTTTCAGTTTGACTATTGGCTTTACTTCTTTAGTAGCTTGGGTATAGAAATTTTTAACTATTTTATCTGTCTCACTTTCTAATTGTTTTAAATATTTTCCAGCTTGAGTTTCTTTTCCTAAATCTAATGCTTTATGATAAGCACCTTCTAATTGTTCTGCTTTTGTAGTTTTTCTCGCCAAATAAATATCACCTTTTGTTGCGCTACTAATACCCCTCACAAACTCCTCCGCACTCTTATACTTCCTTGCCTCTTTTGCTAAGGATTCAAGTTCAGGTGAAATTTTTACTTCTTTCTTCATAGTTTTATTTAGTTTAACTTTTTTTGGGGTTGAATTTGGTCATAATATCCCTTTAATACTTTCAATGATTATCTATATGCCAATAAAAACCTCCTTTTTGCCATTTAATATGTATTCTCAAATTATCACTCAAATACTTAACATAATCCCATCTAACTCCCTTTCTTTTTTTGAATCCCAATGGTTTCAGTAATTTCCAAGCATTATTTTTTTTGAGATTTGATATTTTTTTGCTTGCCATTTCCGCTTAGTTTTTCCAAAAAAATAATCTGTAAATCAAAAAGTATTTCTTCCAATCTTTCTAATTGCCATTTAGCAATTTGTTTAGGGATTGTTGATATAACTTTATCTTTTTTTAAATCAAAAGTTATTTTATATTCTTCTTTAATTTTCTTTTCTTTCTTCATAGGGTTTATTTGGGCTTTTTGGTTAAGTTTTGAGCGAAAAAATCTCACTATTTTCCTTTTTAAATGTGTTATTTTTATAATCCCACCATCTATCTATCACACCATATTTTCTACAATTATCACAAAAAATTAGCTCTCCGAATTTTTTATATCCAAAAGCAATAACATATTCAGTATTACAA